GTACTCAGTTCCTTTCAGCAATGGTTGATGCCAAGCTGGGCCAGCCGAACCTGACCGCACTTCAGCACTGCATTGATTTGGTGCTGGCTTCTGCAACCTTGACTGACGAGCAGCTCCAAGAGATCTATGCGGCGTTGAATGCTGCTGGGCTGTGGGGACTGATCACCTTGGGCGACTTCGAGCCTGAGATCCCCGAACCTACCCCTGATCCTGAGCCATCACCTGAGCCAGAACCTGCTCCTGAACCAGAGCCCACTCCTGAGCCTGATCCAGTGGTGATCACTCCTGAGGACGAGGGTGACGACACCATCATCTTCAGCGGTGGAACGACTTCTGCAGGAATCAGTAGCGCCGGTTTCGTCAGCGGCGAAAGTTTGTTCGGGGGATCTGGTGAAGACGTTGTGATCTTCGACGATCCTCTGGACTAACCCAGAGCCAAGGCCAGTCCTATCGATGCGCCACCGCCTCCACTGGCAGCAGCCCAGCTGAGCTGTCCCGAACCGTCAGATGTCAACTGCCCTGCTGCGTCTGTCGCTGGCAGGGTCCAGGTCACGTTTGCAGCGACAGTTGCTGGTGCCTTGAACGCAACGTAATGCGAGCTATCGGCATCCATAAATTTGATAGGGGCCTGTGCTGACAGCTCGATATCCCCAGTAAAAGCTGGTGATGCGAGGTTTGCATAAGTACCCGACAGACCACTGCTGGTCACGAACCCCTGGCTAGTCACATAGGACTGTGTTGCCAGGTTATCGATCGTAAGTGTTTGCGTACTGGTCGTGATCTGATCGACCTTAACTGTTCCGTATGCCATCAGAGATTACTCACTGTCCAGGTGGAGTTTGCAGGTACTTCAACGGTGTATCCGTTGGCAATCTCCACATCGCCAATAGATAACCCATTGTATCCAGTAGTCATATTCACATTTGAATCAATCACTTGTTTGGATTGGAGGATGGGACCAGAGATGCCTCCACCCCCAGCCCCAATTTCAACAATCGAGGCAACACCACTCACCTCCTTGCGGGTGTAAAGCTTCCCGTCAGTCGTGTTAATTGCTAACTCGCCCAAAGAGATCTGCGATGTGGTGGGGACTTTGCCCCCTACTGCACTTCGCTTTATGCGAATGGTGTTTGCCATGGTCTAAAAAGTACCCCCATCAAGGGTGACGTTATCGATGGTGTTATTTGCGCCAGTAATTGCCACGTTTGACATCACCCGAGATGCATTCAGCACCTGAGTGTTGGCGATCATGAACGTGCCACTGTTGGTGATGTTGATCGCCTGGTTAAACGTCCACGCATTGGTGGCGCTGTACCAATTGATCTCCTTGCTTGTGGCTCCAGCCAGGGTCAAGCCACCACCGTTTGCGGTGACGTCTGTCGGAGTAGCGGTGTCACCGAGCAGGAGGTTTTTGTCCTCCACGCGGACCTCTGTCGAGGACAGCGTTGTCAGGGTGCCATTAACCGTCAAGTCCCCTGTCACCACAAGGTCATTGCCGATGGTGACGTCATTCGGCAGACCAACAGTGACCGTGGTTCCTGTGTTGCTGACCTCCACCTCATTGGTGGTGCCCTGGACGGTCATCGACCCACCCAGGTTCATGGTCGCGCCATTCACCGTGACGCTGCTGTTAGCCAGCGAGCTGTTGGGGATGTTGGCTAGTGCAACTACACCAGTGGTGGTGTTATAGGTGACGCCAGAGCCAGTGGTAGCGCTTAGGGCTGCTCTGGTGCGTGCGTCTGTGTAATAAAGGTTGTTGGCACCCTCTCCAACATCATCAGTGTCAATACCAACGATGGTTGCAGCACTGAATGTCAGCGTGCCGGTGAAGGTCTTGTCGCCATTGATGGTCTGGTTGCCAGACAGGGTGGCGTAAGCACCAGCCCCTGCGATAGCGACCACACTTGTAGCCACGCCCGACCCGTTATCTCCATAGCCGTAGTACAGAGTGTTATCGCTGGCTACCTCGTTGTATGCCAACTCACCCGAGGCGAGCTGCGATGGGCTTCCCGATGCGCCATTACTGGCCCTTCGTTTTATCTTGAAAGTTACTGCCATTTAGAAGGCACCTCCATGCAGGGTTAGATCGTCATCTAGAACATTGGTCGGGGTGAACACCGATCCGTTCCATTCCAGAACTTTTCCTTGGTCCCCTGATGTCAGGGCATCGATTGCAGCGGTGTCCATGAAGGAACTACCGGCAAAAGAGGGGCCTTGCGGTCCCGTTGCAGTTACAGAAACAACGTTCGCAGAAGTGGAACGTGTAACCGTGACCTGATTTTCGGTCTCTGTGACTCGAACAACGCTTGATAGCGCAGGAGAAACTTGGACCTTGGCGTCGTGGCTCATTACACTCCAGAGAATCCAGGATCAAACAGAGCCCTTCCTTGCAGCAGATAATATTTATCACCACCAGGCTCGGTGATCATCAAGTCATACTGGCTTTCTTCAGTGAAAGCAGCGGTTGTGGCCGCAGCTAATTTAATTCGAAACTTGCCAATTGACTGATCAACCCAGCTCGTAGTGAACGTCGCAACTGTTGCAGTATTCAGGCGATTGACTAGCTTCCCTGCAACTGAGTACCCAGCCATATTTACACCATTCCCAGATGCATCCTTATACTGCAGATCCAGCGAAAAGGTTGCACCTTGATGAATAGTTATGTCGTAATTACCCGGCTCAATCACAGCTATAAAAGCCAGTCTTCGTATTCAGTTTAAGATACCCGATCGATTATATTAGGTAAAAGAGCACTTTCATAGCGTGGAACCTGTACTTCCGCTGAGCTTAGTGCTCAGTGTGGTGGGTGGAGCTGCTTCGGCATTTCTTACACTTGGCCGCAAATTCGAATCTATTGACAAAAGTCACTCAAATCACATCGCAATAGTGGATCAACGCATTGATTCAATCGAGTTACGCCTCGCAAAGGACTACGTCGACAAAGACGATCTAGGCGTCATCCTGAAGCGACTCGACGACAGAATCGATCGCATGGATTATAAACTTGACCAAATCCTGATTGGTTACAATAAAAACGCAAAGTAGTTTTACTTGATATGGGTATCATTGAATCCCCCATTTTCTGGGTGGTACTTGCTGCTGTGTCCGAGATTTTGGCGCTTGTTCCTAACGAAAAGCTCAAATCCAACTCCGTGTTCCAGCTGCTAGCCGCTGCTCTGACCGCACTGCTGAAGGATCGAAAAAAGTAAATTGGCCGCCGGATGGTCAGATTCTATGGACTTATTACACACGATCTGTCTGGGAAGACATTCGCCGGATGATTCGTGAGCAGAAATTCCATCGAACACTGCCGTCCAAAATCAAGCAGGCCGAACAAGCCTGGTTAGATAGCCAGCCAGAACCCGACACACCAAAGCCCCGCTTCATAGAGCATCCGCCTGATGGGTCAGAAGCCCAGCAAATTTTGGGTGGTGCCTTGGAAGCTAGATATGAATTTGTAGACGATGAAGATCTTCCCGACCGGGAAACTCGCTGACTTTTTCCGTTACTACGATCCGACGAACAAACAGCATGTTGCTGCAGTCCTTCGGCTCCAGGATGACCTTGAAGAAACTGATCCAAAGCTTGTCTGTGATAGTGCGGCATGGGTCAAGATTTTCCGCACACCTCTAGAACAAAAGCCAGTCCCTGAAAAGGTTGACAATACTTGGGGCGGAATTACAGCTGCCGGTCGCAACGCTGGTGCAAAGTTTCCTGAATTACTTGCAGCCCAGTGGGCGCTTGAAAGTGGTTTTGGAAAGTATCCCGCTGGAAAGTGGAACTACTGGGGAGTCAAGGGCGGAGGCCGTCGACCGGAAACCACTTGCACTCGAAAGGAAACGACTGAGTACATCAACGGCGAGTGGGTTACGACCTGTGCATGGTTTAAGAACTTCACCAGCATTGACGACGCTGCAAACTATGTCGTCAACCGTTGGTACAAGGATTACGAAAAGTACAAGGGCATTAATCGCGCAGCTACCCGTGATGAAGCTGCATACCTCCTTGTAAAGGAAGGATATGCGACTGATCCTCAGTACGCGGACAAGCTGGTTGATCTAATGGATCAATACAGCCAAGCACCAGCTGCACAAGATGGTCTGAATGTGGAACTTAAAGTTCCTTACTTCGCACAGAATGATTCAGAGACAGATGAAGGTTTTCGCATGTGCTTCTCTAGCGCCTGTGCTATGGCCCTTGATTATCTTTGTCCTGGTGTCCTTAAGGGTCATAAAGATGACTTTTACCTCGAAAGGGTGAATGAGTATGGAGACTCAACCGATCCATATGCTCAGCTATATGCCTTAGAAAGTTTTGGGCTTGATTCTGAGTTCCGGCAAGATCTTGTGCTTTCCGATATTAAGGACCAGCTTCATAAAGGCTATCCCGTACCTATTGGAATCCTCCACGAAGGTCCAAGTTCTGGACCTATAGGTGAAGGTCACTGGGTAACTGTCGTGGGTTTTGACGAAGATTACTTAATCGTCAACGACCCGAATGGTGAACTCGATGTCCTCAATGGCGGATATCTGAATCACACAAATGGCAATCATCAACATTACTCCTACCAAAACCTTCTGCCTCGTTGGTCAGTTGAGGGTGAAGGATCTGGCTGGGGAATCATTGTAAAGTAGCTATGGAATTCTTACTTGCTTGGTCTTTATCCTGTTCTCAATACAACGGGGCTGTGGAAAGATTGTATGCTGATCCATATTTTCAGCAGCCTCGATACCACCAGCAGCGTAAGCAACTGCACGATTTTTTCAAATCAAAGACTTGGCCTGAGTGCTTAGAATTTGAAGCTTAGTAACTTAAATGTCTAGAAGTATTTCTGGGGTCGACTTCGTCACCGGCACTCCAAAGCGGACTCGTATTGGCAATGGAAGAAGAGTCCGGTCACAGAAGTTCTCTGGCCGGACTAAACGTTCGAGCAATCGAAAGATCTACAGAGGTCAGGGCAAGCGTTAACCTTCGTCCTTAAATCGTTTCCATCCAGTTGCAAGCGCATAGATTTCTGGGTTGGCCTCTAGAGGTGCCATCTCAGAAAATCCGCGTTTCCATCCATGGGATTTCATCACCTCTTCCACTTCTTCTCGGATCTCATTTAGATCGTCGAGAGTACCTGTAAAGCGGAATCTGACGTACTTTACCTTTTCACCCATGGCGGACGATGTCGTTGCCGTAAATTTCTTTATGCAGCTCAATAGCTGTGTCTAGGCTCTGACGAGCTTTCACCAGATCAGAAAGTTGCTGGTCCGGATTACCCTTGTGTTTATGAGGGTAACGACTCACATATTTTACAGCGTTTACTGTTACGAACTTCAGTAATCCTTCCGCTCCATACATGGTCCTAGCCACGTCGTATGGAGATACGCCTTGGTTGTAGTGCGATGGGTTAGCTACCGCCTCCGTCTCAGAAAAAAGGCCCGTAACCAAAAGGTCCGGGCTCTCTATTCCATCATTTGGGATAAACATTTGAATGCCACTTTTGACACTCAAATGTACCTATCACTTGGCTTTTCGTTCGTAGATCACACCCCTGTAGCAGAGGGAGACCATCTGGGCATTTTGAAGCCGTTCTTCGCGGATCTGCTTACGACGGATGATTTCAAGCACGTTCATTGGATCGCTCCTACCGAGAACTCACCCCCGTTGCATGGTGAGCGCGGACTGCAGCCTTTCGGCCCAACGTACCTCCAGTTTAGTAGCGATTATTACTGTTTGCACCGATACATCTTTCTCCTTAAGCTGTTTGGGTCTTCAGCACTAGAGGCAAAGTAACTGGCAGAGTCTCACTGAGATCCATTCTCTCGCAACGTAGAGCACCTGCATGGCATGCAGGGGGTCAGGAGTTCGAGTCTCCTTGGCTCCATTCTCAAAACCGTTGCAAGGCAAGGGATCTTGGGGACGCCACTTGGTGTTTCCGAGATTTTTTCTTGTCTGCCTGAGATTGGTTCAACCTAATGAGGTCAACTGCTGTCACTTAGATCTCTTGCGCTGCAGTCAATCTCAACCTACTCTGGTTAAACCGATGGCAGGCAAACAATTGGGCAGACCCACTAGCCAAGAAAACTGGGTGAAAAAGAATGCTGTCCTAATGGAGTTGGGCAGCAATTTCAGGATACGACTGACTTCTCAGAGTCCGGTGTTCTACGTCAAGGCAATCTGTCCTTTTCCGGATGGATCTGACAGGAAAAGTACTGGGGTCTACTCCACGGAGCCTGGAGCAGTTGACCGGGTCTTCAAGTTGTGCCTTCATCTGGACGACAATCCCAACGCCCTGGTGGAGCAGAAGAAGGCTGCTGAGAAACCCGGTTACACCGGATGGAGAGCGCTCTCCCTGGAGCTGGAGACGCACCTTCGGAAACTCGAAATCCAGGACACGCACCCTGACTACTGGAGGCACTCCAGATCCCTTGCACGTCTTCCTGGAGCAGTCCATCCGCTGGTTATTGAGCAGTGGGTGGAAAGCTCGCCTGAAAACTCAAGAGAGCGGACCAGGCGACTGGTGACCTGCAATCGCCTCGTCGAAGTAGGCGTTGAACTCGACCGGAACTGGATGGACCGGGTCAAGTCATGCAATAAGTACAGCCCAAGCCAAGCCGTTGAACCAAGAACGCTCCCATCGGACGAGGAGGTCGAGCAGTTCATTGACTCTTTGAAAAACAGAGGTTGGCAGGTCGTCTTTGGTTACATCGCGACTTGGGGTCTTCGGAACCACGAACCGTTCCGCCTTCACAGCCTCCCCGACGCCGATGGGTTAATCGAGATCTCGGATAACTCCAAGACCGGATTTCATGTCGTTGCTCCTGCACATCCAGATTGGATCGACCGTTGGAACCTTCGCGACTTTGTACTGCCAGGATTTGACGCTGCGGCCAGCCATGTCGTGCTTGGTAAGCGAGTGACGAAATACATGGCCCGCCATCGACACCTAGCAACCTGGAGAGAAGAGCCCAAGACATACGACTTGCGACATGCCTGGGCTGCGCGTGTGCATACGCATCCTGACTACAGCCACATTGATGTCGCTGTGGCTGCAGAGATGATGGGCCATGCGGAGAAAATCCATAAGGCCACTTATTTGAGATGGACGAAGAAAGAAGATTTAAAGCGTCGTCTTAGGCAGAAGTTGGCGGCATAGGGCCTGGGTCTTGTCTGGTTTTGACGACTTCGCAAGCCCTCATATAGAAGAAGTTGGCCGTATTACCGGACTCCTCCATATGCTGCTTCACTCGAAGCCAATTCTCGTAAGTTGTTTGATCCATGATTAAGTAATGAAAGGCCAAGAGATCTCGACATCTCCCTTCCAGACATCAGGATCAATTGGCGTTCTGCTTACATATTCGCGAAATTTTTCTTGAAGTGATTCAATGGGCATATCCAACTTGGCCGCCATAACAGCGACATTGGATTGCCCTTTGAAGATCACCACAAGAGCTTCTTTAAGCTCCATTAAGTAATCGGAGCGAACATAGATTCCTCTGAGAACGGTTTAGCGATACCGTCTGCGCCTTCAATCAAACACTTGTCCGAATCACATGGAGCAGGACCAGCTTCGATCAGCTCCCCATCGTCGTGGTTGGTTAGCGATGCGAGGAAGTCACCATTGCGCCGACGAACACCCATTTCAGCCTGCAGCTCCAGGTACTCCTCCTTCGAGATCGGCTCGAACGGGAGCCGGGGGAAGGTGGCACCAGCATCGAAACGAGCAAGCAGCGCTGCTGAGATGTAACCACCATCAGACTCGATCGACTTAAAGATCAGGTCAGAAAGTGGTTCGATTTCGTTTTCGCGGTACTCGATCGTGGCTGACGTGTTGTGTGTCGTATAGAACTTCTGCACTTGCATGTAGAAGTCGAACTGCGCTGCAGCAGTAATCGCTGAGATGTCCACATCGTCACAACCAGGGATGTCAGCCCAGCTGGTCGAATAAGGAATCTCGACCAACCATTCGGTGCAACGTGGATCAAAGGGGTTGTCGAGCAGCTTCCCTTCCTCATCCTTATCGGACTGCGAGGGAACAACTGAATACCCGTAGTCAATACAAGCCAGCGCAACAGGATCGTTCTTCCGGAAAGTCACCCGACGAATGAAGCGTTGCGACTTGGGAGGGTGCCACCCACTGCTTGCGCCAGTCAGAAGACTCTTGGTTCCAGCAGGCTGGACAGTGGTGCTGCGGTTGGGAACACGGAGCTTGTGCTTCTCGCAGTATTCCTTAAGCGTGGTTTCAACAACCTTCCGCCAACGCATCAAATAGGAGGCTTCTGTCTTCTTGAACGCCTTACCTGCAGCTGTGTCAGGACGGCCATCCACAAACCAACGCAACCATTCAGCACCAAAAGCGTGGACAAAAAAGTCGAACAGACCGGTGAAGCTGACGCCCACAATCGGATCTAGATCCCGGCTCTCCCGATAACGGGGAACATTGAATTCATGATGCAGGAGAGCGCCGGCAGTAAGTGCGCCTGCACGGAAGGCATCCTCCTGCTCTTGCCAGTTGTTGGGATCCAGCTGATTGAGGTGAATCTCGCTCAGATTGCAGTGGAAGTCGGTGCCCAAGATCTCCCCGCAAGGATTTAGTCCATAGCGGTTCATGCGGTGACGAAGCTCTTTGTCGTCCATGGGACGAGTGCCGGGGTCCAACACGGTCAAATAAGCCGCAGCGACCTCGCGTCCTTCCTCGCAATAGAGGTTGATGAATTGCTTGCGCTTTTCATCGGTGTCGAGGAGGTCGACGTTGGATCGGGCGATGGCTTCAGGAGCAAATTGAATTGCGCCTTCACCGCTGTAAAACTGCTTGGTCACAGCAGCCAACACCTCATCCCGAGATGGTTTGGAGTGATAAACGCGGGTGTGATTCGCCATCCGCAACGCGTCTCGCTGTGGGTCTATACGCCAGGTGCCATTAGCGTCTTGTTGCCAAAGGTTGTCCTTGGCAGATGCCGCAGCGATGTCATTGCTGTTGAACTGACGCATGCCCGCACTGCGACGGATGTTGCCAGCGACAACCACCGTGGCCGCTTCATCCAAAAGCAGGCAGCACTCAACAGACGTCAGCTGACGCCCAAATGCTCCATTGATGATGTCAGCGATTCGATAGAAAAGGTTCTCAAGCTTGATGGGATTCGAAGTTCCACCAAAGCCTTTCAGTTTCTGACCAGTAGGACGAACGTGAGAAAGATCTACCCTGATGTGGACAGGACGCTGACAGTCAAACACCATTTCTGAACTGGCTTCGAGAATGGCGGTGTACGCATCGACCCAGCCACGCCGTGAGTCTCCGACCGTAATTTTCAGATTGTTGCCTAAGTAATCCACATAAGTGTTTTCGTGACGGTTCTCGTCAGAAACACCACCGACTCCGACCACTTCATCGACCTTCAGCCTGTTGCGGATCTCAGGCAAGCGCTTGATCATTCGTTCCTCGATGATCGCGCCTGTGCCAGAGCCCATCATTGCCAGGTCCATCATCAAACCAAAGGCTTCCCAATCCACTAGCTCAGTGGATGTGCAGTTGTAAGCACCGGAAAAATTCTTAGGTTCTTCAATCCACTCAGTTCCGCCAACCCATAGCCAGCGTCCTGAAGGAAGCATCTTCTTTTGCAGCAGTAAATGCTCTACAAGCCGCTCTTCCTCAGTGTCGAATCGGCCTAGTTTGCTCAGTCCTTTTATGACTCGATCACAGACTTCAATGAAGCTTTCGCGGGTTCCATCTTCTTTTTTACGGCTGTATGTCCGGTAAAACACCGGGTTCGCAGCCGGTGCAGATTCAGCAAATTCAGATCTTTTCAATGGTCGTAGGGCGATCAACGGTCTCTTCGCAGCTCACTCAAGATAACCAAGATCGGTTAGGTTGCCACTCCAACCGTATTAAGATAAATGCAAAAACAAGATGATCGAAACGCTTTTCGACCATGCCGGTCATGCTTTTTACAAAGCCGAATTTCCAGACGGTGTCGTGACTTACAGCAGCTGCTGCTGGCAGGCCGAAATTCTTATCCAAAGATGGAAAGACGAAAAGCTAGCCGTTAATTACCGAGGAGACAACCTATCTAAAATGTCTTGAGTAACTGTCATTTGCAACGCAATGACAGCCCGCGCACCATCGCTTAAATAGGGACGGCGCGAAAGCTCGATCAACTTAATTAAATCTTCTCGAAGATCCTTCAAACTTCTCGATTCCATAAACCATGACTCAAAAAACTTGGGTAATTCCGCTCGATGAAGAGGGCGGAATAAGCTTTCCAGCAGATCTGATGAAAGTGATGGAATGGGAAGAAGGAACGGTTCTTGCTTGGGATATGAACCCTGACGGTTCAATTCAACTCAAGGCTGCTGATCACCAAGAACCCGATCCAAATAACTCTGAGCAGCAAGGCGAGACTTGAAGTAGTGACGATCGCCGTTTATAAAAGCAAAATAAGCGGCGTTCTCCCCGACAGGGTAAGCAACCTCATAGATTTTATGACCTCTGTAATTCGAGTACATCCTGCCCACTCTTTGCCATACTTACCTTACTGTCCCTAAAGTAACGTCCTCTATATGGCATAGCGGCATCTTGTGCGTATTCGAAGAAAGTTAGCTGGGCAATTCGCAGACCTGGATAGATAGGAATATGTCCAAATTGCAGTGAATTTTTTAACTCCAGGGTAAGTCGCCCCTCATACCCGCAATCAACCAGGCCAGCCAGCAGGTGATTCAGTCCCTCGCGTGCGCGAGAACTAACGAGGTGCAAATGGGCCTCTACATTTTGAGGAATTCTTAGATATTCAATAGTCTCGGCGAGAAGAAAACAGCCAGGCGGCATCATTAGAGGTTTGTCTTCTGAGTATTCAGATATGTCAAGTTCGTTCCACCCAACCTCGGTTTCAACCTTCAGCGTCGAACCCAAATGTACGTCGTAACTACATGGTTGAATACACTGTGGATAATAAGGCTCGATCATTCCTTTGATCGCCAACTCTTCAATCCGAATGTCAATCATCAGTCAAAACGTGTGAAGGGTTTTTTGCCGCGCCATTTCCTGCGCGATTCTTTTTTGGAGTGATACCAGTCCAGGAAGTACTGAGCGTCCTTAACCAGACGGTGGAGCAACCCCATAGGAAGCTGATCCACAATCACTTTCAGCTGCTGTTCGTAATCTTCCCTGGACACTGTTATAACCCAGTCCAGTCAAAGATACCGTCATTTAGCAGACCAATCAGTTCCGCAGCCAGCCTCAGCCACGATCGGAACTTCGACGAGCATCACCTCATACGCCGCAGACTCCATGCACTCTTTGAGAACAACCTGGGCTTCGTCCTTTTCCTCCTCAGGGACTTCGAGGACGGCCTCATCGTGAACATTTGCAACAAGTCGCCATTCGGGGTTGACAGAAAGGTATTTCTCCCACAACAAAGCCAGCGCCGCTTTCATGCAGTCGCCACCAGTGCCCTGAACCTGTGTGTTCAAGCGAGTGGTGTACTTGTCAGAGAAAGGAGTTAGTAGGCGTCGTCGGCCCATCAAGGTGTAGACGGGACCAGAGCTATTTCCTTGATCGCGTTGCCAACCGATCAGTTGAGGAAAAGCACCTTTCCATTGATCAAGCTTTTCCTGGGCTTCGTCGGGTGTCAGGTACAGACCAGCACTAGCGGCTTGCGTTCTCATAGATTTTGCACCACTTCCAAATAACGCCCCGAAGTTGTAAGTCTTCGCGCTTCTGCGTTGTTCGGTCGTGACTTCATCTTCCTCAATGCCGTTCATCAAAGCGGCGGTCCGGGTGTGGAAGTCAATGTTGTCTCGGTACGCCTGCCTCATCCGCTCTTCACCACTGCATTCAGCAGCAATCCGCAGCTCAAGCTGAGAGTAGTCAGCGATCACAAGTACATAACCCGGTCGTGCGATGAAGCCACGCCTGTACTCCTTGTCACGTTTGACGTTCTGCAAATTTGGTTTAGCGCAACTAACTCTCCCGGTGTCGGTACCAAGCTGGCGGTAGTTGGCCCGTATCCGTTTATCAGAGTGCTCTTGTGCATGTGTGATCAAGTTCTCGACCTGGGCACACGCGGTGTCCAATGACTTGAAGTGCAAGTAGTCACGGACGATTTGGTGATCAGGAGCCAGCCAGGCAAGTGCTGTTTTATTTAGGCTTTTTTCAACGGCTACACCCAGATTCTGCAGTACTGGCCTGAGTTGTTGGACACTGTTGACGTTGAAGCCTTTGACTTTGTTCTCGCCCTTCCCGTAGAAACTGGGGTGTATGAGGATCTCATTGGTTTCGGGGTTCGTGTACTGGCTCAGAACCCCAGATTTCTTGAAGGTCTCTAGGAGAGCCGCTTTCGCAGCATCCCGTTCAGCGGACTTCTCTGCCAAAAGCTCCCTGTAATAGGGAATGTCGAGCAGGAACCCGTTGTGCTTCATCGAAGCGAAGGCCGGTAATGCACGACACTCCAGCTTGAAGATGTAAAGCAGCTCTTGTTTCTGTAGCTTTTTACGGAGCACATCCCACAGCGGAAAGCAAACAGAGACGTCTCGCGCCGCGTAGAGCAGCTGCTCTTCTGAGAACGGACCTTCGTGCCCTACAAACGAGAGCTGTAGTTCCTTCTTCTCCTCCATCTCTTGACCGAGGTGGCGGGCGACAAGATCACCAAGACCATTTCTGACTTTCAACCCGAGGTTTAGAAGCTTCCCTGCGATCATCGTGTCGAGCAGGGTGCCTCTCAGCGGTAGTCCGTTCGCCTCTAAAAAGCTCCACTCAAAACTGAGGTTCTGACCCAGCTTCAAGATGTAAGTGCTGCTGATGATTCGTCCTAAATGCTGCGCGGAATCACCAATTGCTTTGAAGTCGAAGACGAAGACGTGATCAGCTGTCCCGAGTTGGATGAGCAAAATCTGGTCGTGTTGTGGATCAAGACCCGAAGTCTCAATGTCCAGACCACATATCTTGAGCTTGTGAAGCTCGATCACCGCGCTGGGTACCTCGCTCCCACGTTCGATATAAGTGAATGAAGGATTCAAGCTCATTGATGGTCCGGTCGTTGATGGGGATCGAGACCGCCGCCTCGCTCAGGTGGTTCACGACGTGAATAGAGGAGAGGTCGTCTAGTCCGGCGGAAATTCCAATTACGCAGGAGTCCTGCTCCGAGGTTTCTGCGAAGAAACGCTCTTGATCGACTTCGGTCCTCATCTGTGGTCTTCAACAGGTGAATGGTATCCGGACGGGATCAAGAGTCAACCCCATAGGGTTGATAATGATTCTCGGCCAGGCAGGCCTGCAAGTTATGAGCAATTCGGCTTACTCCCGGATTCCTTAAGCTTTCGTCGATTAAGTTTGTTTGGAAGTGTTTTTGCTTAAAGGTTCAAACTTAAATAAGTTATGTAACACTCGTTTGCAAAAATAAAGGTGGCGTGCTGCCACCCTCTCTAGATCGTGAAGGCATCCGCCAGGACGTCCTGATCAGAGGCTGCATCGTCAGGTTTTTGCCATTCCTCTTTAAAGAACTGAGGGCGCTGACCATGACGGATCTGCATGTCAGCAACGATCTGCTTGCCACTTGGCTTGAGCGGATTTCTCTTCATGAGCTTGTCGTTCATCTCGACAACGCCTTTGTAGACGCCAGTTTTACAGGCTGTCAGGTGCTTGCAACCGAAGCACAAAGCGGTGAAGCACTCCTTGCCAGCACGCTTATCAAGCGGAATGTCCAGCTTGTCGAGCATGTCGTCGACAAACTGGCAGTTCAGGGCCTGAGTGTGGAACTGCATCCGGGTGCAGTTGTAAAGCACCTCCGACATGGACATGCCGTAGAAGGCTGCGTACTGCTTCAAAGCTGCATGACAGTCGTCGGACATGGGAACGACGGTTCGCTTAGTCATGAGCACCTCCAAAAGCTGCGGTACGCCTTAGCACCGGGTTAGTTGCTAAATGTTACACCCTAAAATTTCATCCCAACTGGGTGGTTGCCGTACCTCCAACCCTTCAAGGCCGTTTGCCCTACTGTCCTCCGTACTTGTCCCACTGGGAAGATTGCTGTCTGTGACTGAGTTTTCCAGTGGGACAGGGTTCAAGTTGTCCCACTGGGGATTGGTGTACCTATCTGACCTTGTCCGGTTGTGTTCATCAGGGGTTAAGTCATTTTGCTCATTTTGTGGTGTTTTTGGGGCTGTCCCACTGGTTGTCCCACTGGTTGTCCCACTGGGTTGTCCCACTGGAAACGCCTCTCCCTCACTGGGTTCTTCTCCAGTGGGACAAAAATCATCAAGACACTCTCCCCGCGAGAGAGAAAGAAGCGATTCAAACAACACAACACCGTCAGCAGTTTTGGCGATGTACGCCTTCGCAGGGGAGGCATCAGAGCGGTTCTGATCCTCCGCAACGACAGAGGCAATCAGCTCTCTCGTTTCCAGCCTCTGCAACGATTTACGGATGGCTGAGTCAGAGGCCTTGCGACCACCGTCTGCATTGACCCTGATGGTCAGTTCATCTCTGCGGAGTGCTTTACCAACCTCAGTGCATTCGCGGATGATGGCGTGAACGCGGTCGTACACGGACACGCTTCCGCCAGGACGAGCCCGTTGAGTTGGCGTGAAGTCCTCCAGATCCATCGTGAAGTCTTCGTGGAGGTAAGTGATCAGTGAGTCACCCTCCCTATTGCTACGGCTCTTCCCAATGGTGATCTTGCGACGACGGAAGGTGTCCTCACCCCACTCGTTGGCCTCCATCTCTGCATCAGTGGGTTTTGAGATCGACCACGTTTCCGAGACCGCATCGCGGATTGAAGAGTGACCCCTGAAGCCGCCCTGCTTGTTGTTGTGATGGATCACCACAAAGGTGCATTTCGGGAACGCCGTACCGTTGTTGGCCTCCAACCAATAAAGAGGAGCCGACACGATCTGCTTGTTCCCATCGACGGTGGGCTGACTCGCTGCCAAGGAATCGATGATGACCAGCGCTGGCTGCAGCTTTTTGATCTTGGAAGCAAGCCGATGAACGTGACGCAAGCGGAAGTCATGAAAGACATGGAACCAGGGAGCGTTATGGATTCCTTGTGCTTCGAGCTGCTCTTCGAGTGTTTCGAGCGACTGGTCAGCGTTGCACCAGAGAACGGGGCCTGACTTAACTGGCATCTCTGCGCCCCTGACCTTGAAGGGCAGGCCCTGACCGATGTGCTTCGCCAGCACCTGACAGGCCAGTGATTTTCCACAGCCACCATCACCATGAAGCAGGACGGTGGACGGACGCTTCAGCACATCAGGAATCAACCAGTCAGTTCCGGTGATCAGCGCCTGACGTGCCTGGAAGTCGAGTGTGTCACCAGAGCGCTTGAAGTCCTCGTCGTCCTGGAGCAGCAACCGGATCTGGTCTGCGTCCTTTCTTACGCCGTAATCATTTGCCAGCTGCAGCAGTTCGAGGTCTTGCTCTGCCGGGTTCGGGAACTTCTCAAAGATCTCCCGCGCAACCTGCAGAAGAGAAGGCCCCTCGATCGGGTCGTACTTCTTGACCTCCTGCGTTTTCTGGACTTCTTTGAAATCCTCTGGATAACGAACGCCGACGACCTCAGCGATTTGTTGGAGATAGTTCTGAAGATCTACAGGTTTTGGATCACCTGCATTGATGTCTCCTTCACGCAAGGCATGGAGAAGTCGGAGCGCATCCCCACCGACTTCCTCTTTATGGCAGTACCAATTCAACTTGTCGGACCAGATGGTGAAGCTGGTTCCGCTGCTGCTGTCGTGGAAAGGACAGCCTCCAACAAGGGTTCGTTTCTCAGAGTTTTCAACCTGAAGAGGCTGGTAATCCCAGACCTCAGCGTTGTAGATCGCTTCAAATGCCCCTTCGGTCTCTAAAAGCTTCTCCAGAAGCCCGCCTTCCATAAAGAAGTGACGACGCATCTGCCGATATGTGAAATCGGTGCTGGCGTCCTGCCTCTCATAAAAGGACTGGGGAATAAAGCTGTTGTGCTCCTTCGGCTTCTCGACGTGAGAGAGCATGAAGTCGATCAGCCAACCCGGAGCGATTGCGACTCGGCCCTCGTTGTAGTTCAGCCATTCGTAAGGCTTCTTGGTTCCTGGGTGAATGGAACCAGGGATCACCGAGTAGCACCCGCTGTATCTAACTTTCACCTCCTCGGTGCTCCCCTCCAACTCAGGGAACATTTCTTTCTTGGTGAAGCTCTCCACCAGAGGTCGAACACTTTCAGGAATCTGGTACAGCAGCTGACGCCTACCAGGCCGCCCCCTCCAGCTCATCGTGTCGTTGGAATCCGGGTAAGCGTCACCCAGTTTTTCCCTCAGCAGCCATTCAGATCGGCAGGGTCCAAGATGCCCATCAGCAAGACCATCAATGTCGACAGCAACAATCCCGCCGCTCTTCTCACCGGTAATCAAGCCAATGCCGGTCTGGCGGTGATGCCGGGTCTTGACCTTCTTGAGAGTGGTATCCGTATCGAGAGGGTCTGATGATGTACCTTGTCCGAATGCGTCCTTACCGCGCACAAGACACCATTTCCATTCTTGTGGGAGATGCTTCCGACGCAGCAACTCTTCAGCTGCCATCTGGGGGCTCATGTCCATGTGCTCTTTGTCCTTACAAGGTCACGGTACCGAGCCTGTCCAGGTTGAGTTTCTAAAAGGCAGAAGCTGAACGCATCGTGAAAAAGTCGCATTTTGTGCGGTTAGCACGTACTATTCGGGCTGACCTAAACGCGACGGCGTAACCGTGGTGACCGATCTCGTTTCCGAACTAAAAAGAATTAATGAGATCCCCGGTATCCCATCACGGCCATTCATTCCTGGAGAAGAGCTAGAGAGCTGCAAAGAGAGTGGAATTATTGGTTTTGGTCGATGGTTTGCTTGGTTTATGGATGTAAACCATTTTTCTCATCCTCAATTGGTTGCACTGTGCAAGCTCTGCACGGGCGACAAAGCACTGCTTCACAGCAGCACCATTGCCGGTTACAGGGCTCAGCGAATTAAGAACCCAGGACCACTGGCGTTTGTGGCGCTGGAGTACGTCTGTAGAGCAATAGACGCGTACCAAAGAAACGAGCCAATAATCCGTTTTGGAAGGCTCGCCCACTTGATTGAAGGCGCGTCGATTATGCGAGACGAGATTGGAAACCCAGTCACAGCAGGTTATTTGACTGAGGTATTCCTGGGATTGCGTCCTGTCCCGATGGACCTGAGCAAACCCGTGGTCAGTGCCGAAGATGCAATCACAATCAGCGGCAGGGCAGGACGTCTAGTCAGAAAGCTGATGGCCGTTCAGGAGATGGACCCTCTCGAAGACGCTGATGAAATGGGCGGTCACTTCCCAGGTAACCCCCACCAGAAAAAGTTATTTGCAGAGCTAATTAAGGGTCAAGCATCCTGGAGTCCGGATGAAATTGAGGAGATGATCGCCAAAATGACCCGCCTCCTTGGGGAGCATCTGAGCTACTCACGCACTAATGCTGAGCTTTTGAAAGAGCTTCAAGGCTAAATCAACCTCATTGGGTTGCATTGTCGGTATAACCGCAGTAGGTTGTATGCATTCGCAACCACCTGATGCCCGCAAGGCAGTACGGGGAGGCGAAGCGCCGGAGGACCGTCTGGCTAACAGACCACTCCTTCGGGTTCTTGTCTGGCCTAGCTCAGCAATCTAACCTCTCTCCTTCAGAGATGCTGGAACGCCTGCTTCGCCACCAAGAAATCACACAACAGCTCCTCAAGCAGCCAGCAAATGCCTGTAACTACACGCCGCAACCAAACCACAAAAACCTCACAAGAAACGAACAGCTTTCTTCCGACAGCACTCCGGACTCGTCTGGAGTCAGAGAAGAAGGAAGCAGCTGATCGTGCAGCCGCTACAAGCGGTTACGTTGCTGTCCCTAAGGACGGCGAGAGCGTCGAATTCCGCGTCATGTCGCAATGTCGCTGGGGTTCGGAAATCTGGTACGACTACCAGGACGACGATGGTCAATCCCGTCGTGGTTGCGCTCGCTGGGACGCAGAAGCCCTTGCAGAAAATGGTTTCGACGAAGTCCCATTTGAAGAAATTCCTGAAGGTGCTGCCACTCGAAAGAATGGCGACCCTCTAGTGAAGACCTTCATGGCGATGATCGTCTGGAACTACAAGGAAGAGAAGTTCCAAATCTGGAGCTTCACTCAACAGACTCTGATTCAGCAGTTCACCAAAGCGGTTGAGAACCCGCGTTATGGAGACCCTCGCGGTTACGACTTCGAGTGGAGCCGTAAAGGCAAAACCAAGAACGACACGGTTCACACCCTGATGGCACTGCCTCCAGAGCCAGTTGCTGACGAGATCACTGAAGCCTTCGACAGCTTCCAGTGCGATCTAAAGGCCTACTGCATGGGCGAGCCTGGAGACAAAGTGTTCGGCAAGTCTGAGGACTGACATCTCCATCCGGTCGGGGGTATTACGCCCCCTCCATCCCTTTGCACGGCATCTATGCCACGCGTCAAGGCCATCCCCAAGTACGAAGCAGTCCGGACCACCATTGATGGTCACCGGGTCTATGCAACGCCTCTCGGCCTGAAACCCAGCGTCACCACGATATTGCGTGATGACTCGAAGTTTGCAGGTTGGAGGAAGTACAAGGGTGAAAAAGCAGCCGATGAGATCCTTCAACGGGCCTCACAACGCGGGACATGGACGCATGACGGTGCGGAGCAATTCCTAACAACGGGAGAGCATCCACCGTTTCATTTCAGTTACCAGCCGTTCTACAACTCACTCCGCCCCTTTCTGGAGCAGATTGAGCAGCCCCTTCTCCTTGAGGGGGCTGTGTGGAACAGCGACAATTACGCAGGCGCTCTCGACTGTTTGGCGTACATGCCGGGTGATGGGGATCAACCTACATGTATCGACTTCAAAACAGCAAATAAGCCAGTCACAGGTTCCAAACTGTATGGCTACGAGTTGCAAGTCGCTGCGTATATCAAGGCGGCAAACTTTGTGTATGCCCGCCAAGGTCTTTGCATTAAGAAAGGACTGATTGTCGTCGCGTTGCCGAACAAGCCCTTCCAGATCCATGAGCTGGGCCGCACCGACATCAATCAGCTGTACTGCCACTTCCTGGAGAAGTTGGAAGATTGGCACGAAAAGAATCCACTGCCAGATAACTATCACCAACCAATGTCTAGAGGTGTGGCATAGTTAACAATGAGAAAACCAATTCACAAATTCTTCTACGAGGATTTGATCGAGGAACAGCACAGATGGTCAATAGATCAGATAGCAGGGTTCTATCAAACAACTCAAGAAGAAGTCATAAACGCTTTAGCCAAGGCCAATGAAGCCCTCTCGGATAACCCTCTCTCAACTTGTCACCTGGACACAAACAGCGACACAGACGGATGTATCAGCCAGGGAGCTATTACGCAGCCATCTGGGAATGTTCACCGTCATCCAGGGGAAGTCGGGGTTGAAGGTTGCGAGGGAGTGGTTGTTGGGGGTGGCTCTGCTTGACCTTCACAGTCAGGCCACCGGCCTCCCCAAGAAACCCGACAGCTAGGACGAGACGCTCCCCGTCGACGTCCACAAACTCGTAGCTGCCTCGGTCTGTTTTCAATCCACGCGGTCAGCTTTTAAATGTCTAGCACCCAACAAGACAACCTGCCCGGTACACGGAGCCAAGGTCACCTATACGAGATAGGTCAGCGAGTACGTCGCAGGCAGAGCGGATCCGCCCAGATGCTCTTTGGAGAGCCTCGCAAAGGCACCATTGTCGACCTGACTTGGACACGCAACAAGAGCGGTGCTTCCTATCCGACGTATGCAGTGCGCTTTGACAGCTCAAAGATCGTCGATACCCGTGTCCAGCAAATGCGTTTGATCCCTCTCGACTGATGTGGCAACTCGAAGACGGCATCACCAACACCTTCGTCACGTTTGAAGAATTAGAAAATGACTCTGCCTCCAGGACTGAAAGAAAACCCCGAAAGCGGTTCGATTTCATTGGATCGTCCCGTCACCTTGGTACACGCAACACAGGACGCGGAACGCCTCATAGTAAAAATGGCGAGAGTCTCCAATCCTTCAAACGCCGACAACTGGAGTACTGGGCCTAAGCTCCTGCACTTCTTAATGAAGGAAAAGCACTGGTCACCATTTCAGATGGCGAATATGTGCGTCCGGATTGAGACGGAGCTTGACGTAGCCACGCAGATGATTCGTCATTCTGGGCTGGCATTTCAGCAATTTAGTTGCCGCTATGCCAAGACCAGTAAGGCATCACTTCCTACGTTTCGCAGACAAGACACGAAGAACCGTCAGAACTCATTTGATGACCTGACGGACCTGGAGCAGGGCGAAGCACAGGCTATGGCCCAGGAGGTCATCGACCTGGCTTACGAGAAGTACGAGGCGCTGCTTGAGGCAGGGATCGCAAAGGAAACAGCAAGGCGGATCCTCCCTGTATGTACGCCCAGCGTTTTGTATGCAAATTCTTCAGTTCGCGGGTGGATCCATTACTTGCAAGTGCGTACCCAGGACGACACCCAGCTTGAACACCGACTGATTGCTAAGGAGATCCAACAGATCTTTTGCAGCGTATTTCCTATCACTTCTGAGGCATTGGGATGGACGAATTAAACAAGGAGCTAACCAACGTCAGCGATCCTTACGTCATCAACGTATCTATGCCACCACGACCAGCAAGCCGACCCCGATTTAGTAGCAAGGGGCAGGTCTACAACGATCCCAGCTACAAGGAGTGGCTGTCCGACTTCAGCGAGATCGTTCGTCGGGACTGGGAGTACGAATGCCTAGAGCATGTATCTCATATTGAAATCATCTTCAACGGTCAGACCAAACGAGGAGATCTTGATAATTATTTAAAGGCCTGTTTAGACGGCCTGGTTTACAGTCGTGTGCTGAAGAATGACAACCTTCGAGTACTAGATTCAATCGAAACACACTTCTTTCACGTCAAAGAAGGCGAGCCTTGGATCTTTATCAAGATCTTTCCTTAGTTATCTTGGGAATAAGCCAACTAAATAAGTGATGCGAGTAGCGCAATCGTCAGACGAATTGCTCTTTCAACTTCACGAAACAAGGCCAAAAAATGCGGTAAAGCGGTTTAGGAAAGCAATCATCGCGGATTATCCCGGTGACCGATGTGCGTATTGTGGACGCAAAGCAACATCCTGGACCCTCGATCATGTCATCCCACGCTCACATGGCGGGCCAAATAAGAGGTGGAACCTAGTAAGATGTTGCTCTGAATGCAACGGATCTAAGAGTAATTATCAAGTTCTACCTTGGTGGCGTCCACAACATATTTGGAACGAAATTAGGGAGGATACGTTATTCACATGGATGAGGCAGAATGCGGAAATGGACGATGCAATGATTGCGTTGGAACATTCACTACGTGAAGGAACTCTAGATAAAGAGGCGCTCGACGAGCTTAAAAACAATCCCGCAGATAAGAAACTGACTTATTGGGACTCGTATTGCTCTATATATCCAAGTGATCCTGAATGTCTGATCTACGATTGCTGACGATGTACACGCATCAATTGCTGATGATCTTCGGGGTGATCATGCTAGGATCTTTTGCGGTTTTGCTAGCAATCGTCTCAGATAGCTGAAATCTATGTTTCTATGTATGTATATTTAATTATGCGGGGGCATAGTTAGCATATAGATCATATTTAGTTATTTATTGGTTATTGAGTAAGAGTTAGGTTAATAATTAACAGGCCCCCGCTATCTAATATTTAGAGATTTGTTATTTGATATTGACGGATTGGTGGGTTTCATGGTATTTCGCGGGCGCTACGCGTTTCCTTTACCGGGTACGGATGGCTGGAGAGTGTGCCAACTGGCAAGGCGTCTACTATTTCTGGATTAACCGGGTCAGGTCTGTAGGTTGTGGTCACCGAAAGGAACACACGCCAAACGACACAGCCCGGAACCCCTACCAGGGACATAAGCCAACCTTTACCCGGCAACCTCGCTACGCGGCAGGAAGTCAGACCCGGTAAAGGCCAGAACGGTTGAGACACCAACGGGTAACGCCTGCGGTCGATACAGTCTCACCAGGCATGCGCCACCGTAACGGTGCTCTGCTACCAGTCGGGCGGGATCCCTGGAGTGTGAGGTTAGATCGTCGGTGTCGCATTGAATAAAAAATATTTTTTAGGACTGTATTTAGGGATCAGTGTGTCTACCTGCAGAGAGCTTGTAACTTGAGCGTGAGTGTAGTCATCCCCTAAATACGGGCCAAACTTTCTAACATTTTTTTTTTATCTCTCTCACCTCACAAGCTGTGCATTCAGCATCTCATTATGGGCACCAGATCTGCGATTGGGTATCAATTACCCTCAGGAAAAATCAGGGCAGTTTATTGCCATTGGGATGGATATCCCGAGCATCAATTGCCTATTCTCAATGAGCACTACAGCACAATTTCTGCTGTTAAATCTCTCATCAAACCCGGTTCAATGTCATGCCTAAGGTCTACTGACACTTGGCAATCTACGTTTCAAAAAGATGCGGACGGTCGCACAAACTACGATCTTCCAAAAACTCACCAACGCGATCCGCAGCCTGTTTATCACTGCGAGCGTGGCGATGGTGAAAAACCAGTGATCCGTGCTTCATCAACAGCTGATAAGTATTGGCGCAACATGGATTGTGAACATCTTTATGTGTTCCATCCTGAGCATAATTACTGGCAACATATAGAACTTTACTGAGTTCTTTTTTTTTTTTTTTTTTCTTTCTCTCTCACCTCAAGCTGTGCATTCAGCATCTCACAATGTCATTTCTTAAGTTCTCACAAGGCAACGCAAAACTCAAGCAACGACTCATTTTCAGCCTTCCTGCAGGCAAAACATGCCCTGGCGCAGTGTTCTGCAAATCGTTTGCAGTTCTGCAGGATAACGGCAAGCGTAAAATTCAAGACGGCAAGCAAACAGAATTCAGATGTTTTGCTGCATCTTCAGAAGTACAGTATGACGCTGTTTATAACTTACGAGCCAACAATATGGAATTGTTGATGCGATCAGTCATTGAGGGTTCAATGGTTGATTTAATCAACGCAAGCGTTCAACATCACAGGAAGAAGAATACAAAGCTTGTACGGATTCATGAATCTGGCGATTTCTTCTCCCGTGGTTACCTAAACGCATGGATAGAAGTCGCAAAACAGAATCCAGATCTTAAGTTCTACTGCTACAGCAAATCTCTGGACTTCTTCTTAGATCTTGTTCTCCCTGAGAATTTCTATCTCACTGCATCGTATGGCGGCAAGTTCGATCATCTAATTGATCAGGGATTGTTCCCCAGATTTGCAAAGGTCTACAAAACTGAAGAAGAAGCTATGGAAGACGGTTTAGAAGTCGATCACGATGATTCGCATTGTTTCGGTAATAAACCCTTTGCACTTCTAGTGCATGGCACTCAACCTAAGGGTTCTGAGTGGAGCAAAGCGATTGCCGAACGTCGCAAAGCCAACAAGTTCACCGGCTATAGCTCCAAAACTGCTGTTTCGTAGTAACCTTATCCGGTTGCGGTCATCTCTCTCACCTCACTCACTCATCATGTTCAACGTCATCGACACACGATCTAACAAGGTTGTGGGTATTGCCTACACCTACAAGGAAGCCAAAGCAATGGCATCTGCCTACAGGCGATCTCAGTACATCAAAAAAGAAGATTGGAAAGTTATTACTTTCAAAAAACGAATAGAACCACCAGTAAGAACCTACTTCGCAACTGACGACGGTTGTTGTGACTCACTCCGTGATCGCAATTGTGAAATCTACGGGAGGCCACATCGATGACTGTTGTCTTCGTCAATCCTCGATCTTCTAAAGCCAAGAATCGTCTCGCTAATGCGATGAACAACGACAACAGAATGTGGATTGAACAAGTATGCGATGACCGCATATTTGCAGTCTCAATGTCTGGAAATTACTGCTGCTGGATCAAACATTACGACGATCCACATTTCGATTACCTTCATCAACATCCTGATCATGTACACACCAACTAAGTCACCATTCACTCTTCCTAAGATCAATCTCAACGGTACAGATGCACAATCACTTTTCGACGAGTACATGGATGCTCAAGATGCAATCAGAAAGGCATTGCACATCTTACAGAAATGCACATGTCATGGTCGCGACTTTCAATGTAATCCTGTAGATGATTACAACCAAGCATTATTTGAGCGGGCAGAAATTCTTGCCAAACTTGATGATTGTTTGGATTATTGCCTGGCATGGGCTGACAACGCTAATGAGGCAATGGAGCAATGAAAGTACGCGTCTACTACAACCTTACAAAGCACATCTGGAGTGTACAAAAACACATTCCAGGCAAAGGTTGGAGAGTCGCTGGACATCTTCAACGTCTTGCACTCAACAACGTCACAACTGTAGTTAATGACTACGGTCAGCAACAAACAAGGGTAGAAGGTAAGAAGTACGTTCACGCCTACTTAGAAGGCGAGATCTGTACTTCTTCCTTTGATGTCAGCCCTTCTCACAGACGCATCACATACAACCCACAACGTGATGATGCTTTTGTGTGGAAACACAATGGCGAGTTATTCACATCTTCTCGCCAGGTTGTCTTAACCGACAACGCATACGCACTCTGATTCTTTCTCTCTCTCACCATGACCATCTCAACTCGCAACAAGCAACAATCTGCTACTAAGAAGCGCATCAAGTTCTCAACCAAAGCAACCAAACCCATGGCTGAAAACTGGACAGAAGAACAATACGAACGTGAACTGCAGATCTATCTCGACCGTAAGAAGCTTCTCAAGGACATTGAAGCAGAAGTGAAAGCACGTCAGGCACAGATCCTGCACTTCATGAACAAGCATGAGATCCAAGCTGCTGCAACTGATGACGAGCAAGTCGTGGTCTGTCGTCGCAAGGTTTGGAAATACAGCGACGAGCTGCGTCGTGAGTCAAACCGCATCTCTCATCTGCAACGTGTGGAGCAGGAGAACGGCACTGCTGAATTCAGCGAATCTGTCTACCTGACTGTCAAACCCATCAAGAGCCAGGTGGAGCAATGACCAAACAGCAAGAGAAGATCTTCGGAATGACAACCATACTCATCTGCACTGTCGTTCTCTTCCTTACACCTTGGCCGACTGCAGATGCAGTCTTTTCTACTCACGCATCTCCACCACTTAATTATGAAAACTTACAAGTTCAGAACGCTAATTAACAATGAACACGGACGCGACATTCCGTCTTCGTGGTTCTTTGTGATTGCTGATTCAAAGGAAGAGGCACAAGAGAAAGCACTTGACTACATCAAGAATCTCAATGAGCACAATGAACGACTTCAGTTCTCTTTGAAAAGCAATTCCTATTACTCAGGAGCAACCTTCGAATACGTTCTCCCATACGGACACTTGAACACTTCTGCAATCAACTATGAACCTGCATGATCTTGTCCTCCGCGCTCGCGACCTTTCGATTTTGGAAAGTCGCGCTAAGTGGATATGCCTTCATCCGCAAGGCTTTCACTACATAACCAACGATCCAGAACCCAGTCGAATTGTCACAGTTGTCCGCCCATCCTGTTGCTGAAATGAAAGACACAGATCCAATCACTCAAGAAGAAATGCAGGAAGCTTCTGATCTCTTCTTTCCACTTCTGCGAGTTGTGCAGAAGGAAATGCCCGAAGGTGCTTCTACTGAAGACACCTTGAAGGTTATGGAGCACGTCACATCCCTGGCACAGCGTCTCCGTAAAGAAAAGAGGAAGGAGAAAGCACAGGAACGCTTCGGCCTGGTTCCCAACTTCAAGGGCAGTTACGAGCCTTAAATCCCGCCCAACACTGGCCTGGGCTTGATGCCAGATCTTTTCATCTCTCTCACCTAATCACATGACCTCGTCCGTCACCACAAACAAGTTCAGAGCCGACAAGATTGTCTGGCCTGCACACACTCTCATCTCGAATCACATTCTCAAGCAAACCATCATCGAGTTCATGGACAACAACCCTGAGGGTGTCCGCAACTGCGATGTAGGTAAAGCGATTGGATACAACGACTCTCGTCAGTGGTTCAGTTATGGACTCCTGGAGTCACTGGTCAAGGAAGAGAAAGTCGAGAAACGCTCGATCAACGGCAAGACCCTCTACTTCTCCATCGGCTGACTAACCATGACTGACTTATTACGAGCACGCTACGAGGAGTACCTCGAAAACTTCGATCCCTCTCCTCAGAACTACGGCGACGACTACAGCACACCACCAGACTTCGAAACCTGGGTAACTGACCAAGAGGAGCTATCCGAATGACCTACAACTACAACCGTTCTTCTGAAGAACGAGAGAAGCGATTCTCTGAGCTGAGTCAGAAGCAGGTCAACAAGGACGCTGCCAAATACGTTGTCATCACCACCCGTGATGCGGCAGATGGTTGCTTCGGCGGCCATAACCCAACTGGCAACGATCACTACTTCGATTCTCTCCGCACAGCCCGTGCCTGGGCACAACACTACTCAGACACTTGCGATCACGTCTGCGGAATCTTCCAAGCCCCGAAGTTCATTGAAGGAGTTGATGTCCGATGAGGTATCACCACCATTTTGATGTTCGAATTGCCAACGACTTTCACTCGGATATTGAAGACTTCGATAAAGCTTTTGAAGCTTGGTCTAAGAAATTCACCGACCGTTCAGCACTGCGAAAGCGTTTGTTGACTTCTGCTGAAAGTCTCAAAACAATCCTTCAAGGAATTGTTTTTTCTGAAACTCTCGATGCTGATGAAGGAACTGGTACACCCACACCTGATTAACCCATGAAAACCATTCAAGACAAACGAGCTGACTTCAAGCGTCTGCTCATTCCACGGCTGGAGAAAGCGATCAAAGCCATCAAGGTGATTGGCAATCTCTCAGCCAGTCAATACGCCTTTACGGAAGGCGAAGCGGAGAAAGTCATCCAGGCACTCCGTCTTGCAACAGATCAGACCGAGGCCAAGTTCTTCAAGAAGGACGCGCCCCTGGTCGCCATTCAATTCGATCACACAGAGGCTGACTCATGAAAGTAAACAACGCTGCTGGAGCTGTCACCAACGAGCTTTTACGAGCCATGGGAGGTAGTGCCTTTATCGGTAAAGACGCCAACACAACTCGCGAGTGGAGACGCAAGCGTGAACGCGAAGCACTTCGCAAGAGACGCGTCATTGCAACCTCGATTCCTCAAGGAAAGGGTTTCCAATAAAAAGACCCCGGATCTCACCCCGAGGTCGTATCTCTCTCACCTACCAACCGCTTCGTAGCGGACGGTCGGTGAGCACTCAGTGTAACGGTGGATGTCTACCTGGCAAACTGACCTAGACAGGTCAGGTGGATATTCGTATCCTCAACAGGACGGGCAACGTCCTCGTATCTCTCTCACCTAACTACCCCATGACTTCCCAGTTCAAATACGCGAACGCCGTCAGCACCCAATACTCCCGAGAAAAGGAGGCAATGGTCTATGGCAAGTACAAGGAGAATGGTTATCAGGTCAATCCCCTGGTTGCACAAGCGGGCGGAACGCTCATCACCGAGAACGTGTCCGCCTCCGAAGCCTTCCGTCTGGCTGACGCAGACTTCAAGGTCAACAAGGTCGTCAGCACCTATCAGCACAATGGCGAGACTCGCGTCGACGATGAGCACTGCCACCTCGTCAGGGAGGACACAGGCGTCTCGCTTGGCGTCATGAGCAGCAACTACACCCCGGTGCAGAACGACGCTCTGGTTCTGCTGTTCGACTACCTGCGGGAGAACGTAGAGATCGACAACATCCTCACCATCCGTGGTGGCAAGAAGGTGTTCGTCTCTGCTCGCTGCGACATCGAGGGCGAAGTCACCTCAGGTGACAAGGTCCGTCGCTACCTCCACGCCTTCAACTCCTTTGATGGCTCCTCTGCCTTCGGCGTCTTCTTCTCAGACGTCCGACTGCAGTGTGCCAACCAGATCAACTTCCTCTGCAACAAAGGTGCCAACCGCGCCAAGCAAGAGGGTGCAGGCATGGTCATGCGTCACACCGCATCTGTCACAGCGTTCGCTAAGGCGTTGCCTCGTCTGATCAACGTCGAACAGCTGAAGTTCGAGATCGACCTCCAGACCCTGCGACCTCTAACGACGCTGCGCCTGAACTCGGATCAAGCCAAAGCAGTCCTGGAGCATACCTATTCCGATGACTTGTCTCGTCCTGTTACGGATAAGAACAGCGGGGCAACGCGTCCGCGTCTGCTCACTGATCTTTCCTACATCGATGTCATCAACTCGCATTACAGCGGTGACACGGGCTTTGGCGTTGAAAAGGGCACTGCCTGGGGACTGTTCCAGGCCATCACCCAGTTCGAGACTCATGACCGAGGTCGCAACCGTGGCATGAGCCGCAGCGTCACCGACAAAGCCCGCACACGTCTGGAGGCTCTTTACGGCGGTGCCAGTGCGAAGCGCATCGACCGAGCCCGCAAGTCCCTGCTGGCTCTCGTCTGATCTGCTGGCGGGCGGGGTGACGTAAACACCCCAGACGCGTCCTCCGTAGTGATGCCTGCAACTGCTCGGATCAAGCGGTTGGTGAGGTGCAGTTACCGCTGCATCTCCGGGCCTCTCCAAGGCAAAGGCGGTCCCATCGAGGACTCCGGTGACTCCAGCCGGAAGGCAAATTGGCCGGAAGTAAGGACGCTGCCGTAAGACCAGCCCCCTTTTTGATCACTTTTATCTCTCTCGCACCTTGAAACTCAAAGAACTGATTGGCCGCACGGTCACCAGAGATTGCGACAAGGAACAGTTCATCCTCCTAACTGTCGAACGACCCTTAAAAGCTGGGCTTCAACCCTGCTGGGTAATCAAAGGCATCCACAAGGAGCGTGGTCTGCACAAGATCGAGTGGGATCACTTCTGCAACAACTACACCATCGCTAACTGATTAATGACACACGCTGATTCCAGCCTTGTTCCTGATGATGCCCCTGTCTACAAGGGAGCGAGAGGTGCTCAATACTTCTTCCGGAACGGCAAGAAGGTCTACATCACCCACAAGGAACCCAGGAAAAGAACCCAGTTCAACCTAAAGCGTGGTGCTTTTCAACGCTTCATCGAGAACCAATCCCAAAACGTCTAATGACTTCAATTCAAGCCGCACAAGACCGAGCAGCTTTTGAGCGCCACTTGTTACAACTCAACTCAACAACAGGGACTGATCTCAAGAAGATTTTCCATGAACCAGATGATTCCAATCTTGAGGTGCAAAGGAACAGTATTAGGAGTCTGCTGAGCTGGGCAACAGCACGCCAGAAAAGCGCATGGAGTGAGTTCAAAGGCCAGGACCGTGAGTTCCAAGCCATCTATTGGGACGGCTACAAGCAAGCCATCAGTGAAATCCTCAACATGGAGCACCAATGACAAAAACCAAAGAACGCCTTTTGTTTGCCAGCTTCTTTTTTGAGGCACTCAAGCCTCACTCAGCTTCAATCTTTGACACTCTGATTAATGTTGCTGATGCTGGTGTGTCAGCAGCAACCAGAGCAGAGGTTCGGTCAGCCGAAGCTGAATGCCTCCAAAAAACAGATACGTTGTGAGGAGAACTAATGGAGCCGAAATGCAAGTCTTATCAGTCGACGATGTCAACCAGGAATGGATCTGCCAACGAGTCCTTGCTTTATTGGATGGAGCAAGAAATGAAGAAGCACAAGCCATCGCGGAAGAATGGGATCTTCCCTTCGATGCCTCAGATCCGTTTCTTTGACCGTCTGATGTATTGGATGTTCAGCCCGCGTTAGTATTCGCCAGGAAGGGCTCAGGTTTATCCTGCCTAACACCGGGATAGGTACACCTACCCCGGTTTTTTTAATGTCTAGCTACCTACACCAATGTGTAAAACTGAATAAACATGTTGTGATCATGAAAGCTCTGCAAATCCTGCTCTCACGCCTGCTCCATCGATACGGCTACGCCCTGGTCCGTATTCAACAGACACGTAAACCTGAACCTAAATCCAGCGACTTTAAGAATGTTGCGGTGTACGACAATGACTGGGATGACTAGCTTTTGGGCGATGCACGCTAACAGAAAGCCCGGTAATGTAGGGATCGCCGAGTAAAACAGAATGCTTCAGCCAGCAATGATGTGCAAGATAACTGAGCCGTCAGGAACCTTATATGAGATTCGAGCCATCAGCGATTCAGAGATCGCATTTGCGAATAGCAACTTCCTCAAACACGACCAACCATATCGTGTAATTCGCCACCAAGGGGTTGTTGCAGATCACGTTGCTGCATAACACGCTTAGATGGGATAAGTACCCCTTGTCTCATGGAGTATGTTACGGATTGCGCGGTGCCACTGTCGCTAATCCCAACTGACTATCGTCACCCACTTGCTCAACAATTTGAGGAGATAAGTGATCAAGGTGAGCTTGTCCGCAGCTATGACGAGTGGGGACTGGCTTCTGTTTTGACCTATGCGTACACCCGCAAGGTTGCAACAGCAGCTCCCTACAAACAAATGGAAGAAATTATCGGGGTCTGCCTTGAGGAATCAAGGCACACTCGGACAGAAAACAAAAAACTATTCACCAGAATCAAGAGGAGCATCAAGGCAGGGGACGACACAGACGTTCTGACATGCGCCAAGGTGTTGATGTCACGGATCGGATCAGCTCTCGCTGAACAGCATGAGGGCATGGACACTGAAGAGGAACTCGATGAGGACGATTGAACCCAGCGTCAACGATCAACTGCGTTACGCACAGATGATGAAAGGTATTGATAAATTGGACCGTGATTCACTTCTTGAAGTCACCAAAGACCTGGCACGTCTTGCGTTGTTACTCCAACCCGCAGCAATGCGTTGGGCAGCATATGAGGCGGCTAAAAATCTGAGCAGCTGCAATGGATCGTCCAACAGAATTGAATGAGCGCCAGGTACTTGCGGCGCAGGCTCTTGCTGCTGGCTTTACTTGGCGCGATGCAGCTAAACGCGCAAGGTGCTCGACCGAGGGGATACGTGCTTGGAAGCAACTGGAAGAATTTAATAACGCGATCTGGGATTATCAACAGGAGATCTTTCACCGATCCTTCGGTGTAACTTCTGAGGCGCTACCTGAAGCTATCCAGAAGCTGCGTGAGATTATCGATTCTGAAGATCCTGATATCGCAGTGAACGTTAAAGTGCAGGCGATCAAGATTCTCATTGATTCTGCTCATAAGCAATATGAGGCACGAACTATTGAGCGTCGGATTGAACAGCTAGAGGCAAATGCCCAACGCCAAACACTTAACCCGGTTGGAGAGGTTAGAGAAATTACAGGAGCAGCATGACCGCGAGGCAGCTGAGAAGCGCCTTACATCTACTGCTGTTGGTTTCAAACCTAAATTTCCAACTGCAGACAAGTGGGATCAGTTCGCACCACTGACGTGGATCAGAACATCAGGCAGCGTCAAACCCTTTCAGCCCTTCGATATCCAGAAGAAGCTGATTAATTCGATCTGTTCTCACCAGTACACGATCGTCTTGAAGTCCCGCCAGGTCGGCGCTTCTGAAACGGTCTGCTCCTACCTGCTGTGTCGCGCTCTGACTGAACCAGGCTTCGCAGCAGTGGTGTTCTCCAAAACGGCTACTGACTCCGGTGCGTTGGGCAAACGGATCCGAGCCCAGGCCGCAAGCATCGAGGACTCATCAATTGAGTTCACCACCGAATCCAACAGCGAACTGTCGTTCAAAGGACTCGGAACCATCTATTTCCTACCTGCTACCCCAAGAGCCGCCCGTGGTATCCCTTCTGTTTCCGTGGTGGTGCTCGACGAGGCCGCTTTCCTCGATGGAGCAGACGAGATTTACACCGCAGCACAGCCGACGATGGCAACGCTCGGCGAGAAGTCCAAGCTCATCCTGTTATCCACCCCAAACGGGATGGGAAACATGTTCGCCAACCTCTGGCACGGCGAAGACGACGGCTGGAATCGGTTCAAGATCCATTACTCAAGTATTCCGATCTATGCGTCGGATCCTGACTGGGCTGCGAAAACAAAAGCCAAGGCAAAACTGACAGACAGAGCGTGGAGGCAGGAATATGAGATGGACTATGTCGCCTCAGACGCTCAGGTCTTCCCACCCGAACTGGTGGAGAAAGCGTGTCACGGTCGCTGTATCGAGTCAGGACTGATCAACCGTGACTACATCATGGCGATCGACCCAGCTGGAGGTGGTGATGATTACTGGTGCTCCGTTGTCCTGGACATCACCACTGCGCCGTACCAAGTGGTCAATATGTTCCGTGTCAGATATAAGTCCTCCGACTACTGCATCAAACAGATCATTGAGCAGGCAGAGAACTTCAGCCCCTCAAAAGTGATCGTCGAGAAGAACGGTGTCGGTGCTGTCGTATCTGAGATTCTCTCAAAGGCTCTGGCAAAGTACATGGTCGAGCCATACAACACCAACAGACCCAACAAAATCTCAAATACGGATCGCATCACTTACTTCCTGGAGCGTGAGGAGCTGAAGGTTCCTAGAGATCCCTTCTATCAGGAGATGTTGATGTTTAGACAGCTGGAAACAGGTGATAGACAGGCAGGAGATGGCGCACACGATGATTCGGTGATGGCACTCGCTCTTGCACTCTCAGTAGTTGCTACAACTCCCACAACTGATTGGTTAGATCTCATCTAATGAACTACCAGGATGAAGCGCTTAAGAAGCGTCGTCGTGATGCCTTGATGGACTCTGTATCGGAGTACTTTGACTTCCCCAACCCTGAAGAGGAGTTCTATAAGGACTTGCAGTTCTGCATCAGGGATCTAAACCGTTACCACCAAGAAAAGGCATCGAACACCAAAGCACTGCTGGGAAAACTCGGTCTCAGCTAATAGACAATTGTTAGATTAGAGTTAATGAGTTAAGGCCGAAACTTTGTCGGAAACTTCGGAAACTCCAGAGATCAAAATGGATTCTGATATCCGCAACGATGGTGTGCTTGTCAACGCCATCACGGGTCTTGGCACAAAGAAGGATAAAAGCGAGTACTTCGCACTTCGTTCTCCCAAGCAGTTATCTGAGGCAGAACTAGAGGCGCTGTATTACGACCCTTTGTGTCGTCGCGTCATCGACATCTACGCAGAGGCTGCTGTCACTGAGCAACCCACCATCAAGCTGGGCGAAGAGACTGAAGATTACGACGGCATTCTCAAGTCCTTCGAGAATTACCTGGAGGAAATTGACTTCTACGCGTACATCGAAGAAGCGCTCAAGCTACAGCGAATCTATGGAGGAGCTGCACTATTTCTGGTCCTCGATGATGGGCTTGAGCCTAGTGAGCCTGTTGTTCCTGAGCGTGTCCGGGGCATTGCTGACCTCGTCCCGCTTTCCCGACGAGAGATCGTTCCCCACGACTACAACTACCTCAACTACCGGAAGCCTGAGCTTTACAGGATCTCCACCAGTAAGGCAGTAACGACAGAGAACGATCTCAACTACCTGCTCGTCCACAACAGCAGGGTGCTGCGCCTCGATGGTCTGTATCTCCCCTGGCGGCAACGTCTACTGAACGAGGGCTGGGGACAGAGCTATCTCCAACCCTTCTACGAGGTGTGGAAGAGGTATCGCGGTGCCACTGATGGCATGGCAACGATGCTCAACGAGATGGATTTATTCGTCCACAAAATTCCTGGGCTCGCCAGTAAGGTCACAGCCGGGAACGAGAAGGCTCTCAAGACACGTCTCGAAGCCAATGCACTTGCTAGGTCGTTGTACGGCGGCATGGCACTGGACACGGAGGAAGAAGTTTCCTTCGCATCACGCTCCCTTGGAGGTGCTCAAGAGATCTTCGATCGACTGACTGATGACCTCGTCGCAGCAGCCGACATGCCGAAGACGTTGCTGTTCGGAACGTCTCCTGCTGGTGGTCTTTCAGAGTCCGGCAAATACGAGGACAAGTCCTGGGCAGCAGCAGTGGAGCGCTTCCAAACACACAGCCTGCGCCAACCCCTGAACCAGTTCTTCCAGCTGGTATTGGCGATGCCGGAAGGACCGACACAGGGTCAGGTTCCAGAAGAATGGAGCGTTTACTTCCCGCCTTACTACTCAGAGTCAGACAGCGACAAAGCTGAACTGCGATCCAAGGTTGCTAACACCGACAAGCTCTACGTCGAGATGGGTGTGTTGACTGCGATTGAAGTTCGTAAGGCTCGCTTCTCTGGCACTGAATACAGCATTGAAACGGCGCTGCAGGAAGAAGAGGAAGAGCGTCTGCTTCTGAAGGCTCAACTTGAGCAGGAATCTCTGATCCAGGGATATGTCGGACAGCAGGCTGCTCTGGAGCAGTCCATGCAACCACAACCTGAGGAGGCTCCACCTCAACAGCAAGAAGTGACTGATGAGGACGACATCATCCGCATGAGTGGACTGTCGATCATCGCTGGAAAATCAAATGGATCCTTCCGAGTGGGTTATGTAACCCATATTGATGGGCAGAGAAATGATGCCGAGTCTTTGCTACTTATAGGCAATCGTTTTAACGATAAGAAGGTATATCGAGGCCACTTCACTAGAGAAGACGGCACAATGGAGTCAGGCCCACTGTTGCTTGGCTTCTATTCATCTCGATCAGCCAAGAAGGCACTGCAAACTTATGCAGCCGATAAAGAAGTAAGTGGAGTGACACTACTTCAGGATGCAGATATCGAACACCTGAAAACCACGTTCGAATACCCGTGACAAAGCGATCTGAATCAAAAGAACTTTATTTGGCAGCGTTACGGGGTGACGCCAAAGCCCAACGTGCTTGTACCGAGAAAGGCAAGCAATGTGGTGGACGCTGCATTCCCAAGCACTGGAACTGCCGCATCAAAGGTGAAGGACAAACACCTCCCACTCGCGGCAATGCAGTTCAGCTTTCGGCGGAGCAGAAGGAGAAGATTCAAAAAGCCCGCAGCCGTCGTAGAACTCGTCGTGCCCTGACTGCCATTGGTGGTGCCGCTGCTGTTGGTGCTGCTGTTGCAGGTGCCGCAACTTTGGGAGCTAAAAACCCAGCATTGGCCTTGAAGTTAAAGCGTAAATCTGGGGCCGTTTCTCAAGGCCTTGGTGTTGCTTCCGCCTTTGGTGGCACGACTGCTGCAGTTGCAGGCGCAGCAAATATGGCTGTCGGTGGTTTTGATATTGGAGCGGGTGTCGGTATGGCATTTGCTCGCCGTAAGCGAGATCTAGGTGCCTTTAAACGTCTCACAAGACAGCGTTTCCGACTTGAAAAACAGATCAAGCCCCTGGAATCTGCTCGCAACAGCGCTCAAAGCACACTTAGCAAAGCCCAAGAAAAACTCAGCACTGAGAAAACCCGATTGGAGGCTGCAAAAGCCGCCATGCAAAACAAAGGCAAGCGCAGAAGTGGATTTGCCCTAGGACAGAATCCTCAATCGATTGCTCAGACCGATCGAGCACGCGCTACCAATCTGAAATCAGCTGAGACTGCTTTCCGCAGGGCTAACAACGCAGTCAACAAGGCACAATCTGACTTCAACACTCGCGAGTCTGCGTATCAATCTGCGTTCAAACAACTAAACACGACTACCAGCCGAGCCTCCAAACTCAGGAGCAAGCTTCTCAAGTCTCAAAACCCAATCAAGAACGCTTACAACGCTGGGATCAGCTCCGCTCAACGTAGCTTTAGGGCTGGACGCAGAACAGTTTCTAGCTTCATTCGTTCGGAGGGAGTCAGAGGACCTAAACCTGATCCACGTTCTTGGCAGGAGCGCTTTGGGATGGACGAGGCCGAGCGTGAGGACAAGAAGTGCGGCAACTCCGGTATCCCGGATAACGCCAAATGCACAAAGAAGAACACCGCACGCACGATCGCTAAGGCAGCAGCAGGCGCTGCTCTGGTTGTAGGCGGTGCAGCTGCTCTAAAGAACCGCCGCAAGATCCGCAGCAAATTCCGCAAGACCGGGCTGACTGCCTATCAAAAACGAGAGCTAGAGAAGATGCGTGCTAAGGGCACAGGTAAGTATGGAGCCCAAGGCAAGCGCAGCTTCAGCTCAGAGCAGAAGCCTTTCTACAGCGAGGCAGATCGTATTTATCCCTTGAAGCACAAGCGTCTGTTCCGTGATTCGGAGGCTGCGGATGCCGAAGGAAAAAAGTTCAGTAAGACGGTGACCAATCCCAAGACGGGACGTAAGCGCACCGTCAAATACGGAGCTAAGGGTTACAGCATTGCCCCTGGTACCAACAAAGGTGACCGTTACTGCGCTCGTAGTTTCGGAGACATGAAATCTCACAATAAAAACTGCGCTGGAAAGGATCGGAACACTCCTCTGTGCCTCTCGCGAGCTAAGTGGAAGTGCTCTGGTAAACGATCACGCAGGAGCTGATCATGAACAGGGCAAAGCAACATCAAAAGCTAATTCAAGTTCTCACAGATGCAGATAATTGCACAACAAGAAAGAAAGCTCAAAAGTTGCTAAAGAAGGCCCTGAAGATCGACAAGAAGCTCCAGCAAAATGGAACCAACTGACAACGGTGATCTCCCGGTAACTATCAACTGCAATCTCGCCGCTCTTCGGTTGCTACATAAGAGCGTTACTGAGTCCTATAAAAGCTGGCCTGGTGGCGATCCCAATGAGCAGGTAGAGCTAGAGATGCTTCGTGACGGGTTGTTCTGCGTGCTCATGGATACCTTGCTGCTTAACGACCTTGTGTAAAAGATGGAAGATCTGATTGAGGCTTACAACACAGCCTTGAAGGGCCAGGAAAATCAGACCATTGAGATCGTCAATAAGTCATTAGATAAGGCTTTCAATCGTCTTCTTCGGCGTACCTACGCTCAGTTACGAAGCGGTCAATTTCAGACTGCAGAGAGAAACGCTCGGACTTTGGAGTTGATACCTGCTCTTCGTCCGGATCAATCTGACGAATACTTAACCTCATTTCGTCGCCTGTTATCTCGCTCAACATCCTTTGGCCTAGATCTAGCTGAACAGCTATCGAAGTCTGTATCGCAGTCTCAAGTCGCTGTAACCGTCCCAGTAGAAGCAGTGACAGCAGCAGCGAGGCAAGCGAGAGGATACCTAGAAAAACATGGACGTACATTTTCGACTACCGCTGCAGAAGTATTAGCGCAAGGGATCGCCGAGGGACGACCTACAGAGCTGATTACCAAGGACTTGAAGCGACGACTACGCGTCACCAAAACACGCGCTGAAGTCATTGTAAGAACCGAATCTTTAAGGGCTCACAACGAAGCATCTAGGAATTACTACGCGCAGAATGGAATTGAACTGGTGATGTATTTCGCCACTTCTGACGACCGCACCTGTGAAGTCTGCACATCACAAGCGGGAAACGTATTTAAGAGAAATGCAATTGCTGTACCCCGTCATCCTCGCTGCCGTTGTTATCTCGCTCCTTACTCTGACGATGTATTTGACATCGATCCAGAGTATGACCGGCTGAGAAAAAAGCACCGAGAAGAAGTTCTTAGTTACGCTAGATCTAAAGGCGTGAACTTAAGTTACGGTCCCGCCTCGTTTGAAACTTTCGGTCCTACTCCAACGAGGGAGACATGAGCAAAAAACCTGGCTTGTACGCCAACATTCACGCAAAACGTAAGCGCGGTGAGAAGATGCGTAAGCCCGGTGAAGAGGGCGCACCTTCTGCAAAGGATTTCAGGGATTCAGCTAAGACTGCAAAGAAGAAGAAAGGCGTGAAGCGACAGGATCCTAAGGGCAATCCTGCTGGCTACTACGACAAGGATGGCTGCAAGAAGTGCAGCAAGGAAGACATGGGTCGTAAGGGTCCATACGCTGATGGTTATGGCAAGAAGTGTGATGCGGTCGCTGAAGAACTCAGTGGACTTCTGATTAACGATGACGAAGAGGAGCGTGCCGACAAACCCTGCGGCAACTCATATATTTCTCAGAACGAGAAGTGTTCTAAGGGAGCAGGTAAAGCCAAAAAGGCTGGTACAAAACCCAGTGACTTTTCCTTGAGGCAACTGCAGGGGTCAGGCCCAGCTGTTGAGAAACGTCGAGCCCAGTTCTATAAGGCGAAAGCCACTACAAAAGGTGTTGGCAACAAGATAAAAAGAGCAGGTGAGTTCGCCGCCAACGTAGGTAGTGGTGCTGCAATTGGTGTTGGTGCTACTCAAGCCTATGCAGGTCTGTTGACGGGCAACCTCGGTATGGCCTCCCGCGGACTCCGTAATGTTTCCCTGGGTGCATCAGCAGCTCAATTGGCTGGTGCGTCTAAAGCTTCTCGTTTAGGCAACAAAGGACTAGCAAAAGAGTTTTCTAAATCTGCAGGCAAGCTTGCTGCATTTGGTGTCGGCCAGGAAGCAGCTCTCGGCGGAATTGCTGGATACAAACGGACTGGTGGTTCTAAAAACCTACGCCGCCGGATGACACAACTTCGTCAAACGGCGTCACGTCGTGCTCAAGGTGTGCGTTCCTATCAAGGCGGGGGTATGGAGATGCTTCCTGGATCTAAGAAAAAACGCCGCTGATCATGTTTACCCCTGATGTGCTCAATGACAGCGTTGATCAGTTCAATGCTGTCCGGTTGGATAAACCCTGCGGTAACTCCTACATTCCCCAGAACGCTAAGTGTCAAAAGGGGGCAGGCCAGGCTAAGGGGCGTGCGAAGACCGGCGGTGCTAACAGCCCTGAAAAATGGGGTGGAGAATCGGTGCAAGCAAAGGGTGCTTACGCAAAGTTCCTCAAGAACAAAGGTATTGACCCGAGCAAGCTGGGAGCAAACAGCCCCAAGGCAGAGAAGCTTGCCATGGAATACTTCAAAACCCCAGAAGGAAAGGCTGAGCTGGGGTCAAGCAGTCAGAAAAGTAAGCAGGTAAAGAAGAAACGCGGAGGCGCAGGCAAGGGACTCAAAAAGGCAGGCAAAGCTGCAGCTGAATTGGGCATTCTTGCTGGATCAATTGGAGCTTCTGCGTTGTTGAGTAGGCGACTCCTTAGGAAGTACAACCTATGACCACATCACGCACTGACAAGAAGTGCGGTGCTTCTTACATCCCGAACACCGCTAAGTGCTCCAAGGGCTCCGGCGCTGGCACTGCTGTAAAAGCAGTCGCTGCCGCTGGGGTCATTGCTGGTGGTGCAGCTGCACTGAAACGCCGTAAGCCAGGCTCCGTCACCACAATCAAGATGACGCCCACCCTCAGTCTGAGAGCTGAGCGGGCAACGGCACTAGGAATGCGCCGACACAAAGCTGCAGTCATCAAGGGTCAACGTCGACACAAGGTTGCGGTCAAGTCCGCAATGACGAAAGGCAAGCGACGTCACAAGGCAGCAATCCTCAAAGCACGACGTAAGTACGAGCCTGATTTCATGAAGAAGAGAAGCAAGCGACCTGCCGGTGCATACCGCCTGGGATCTTTCTACAAAGACGGGCACGCCAAGACCAAGAACGTGCGTGATCGCATGGCAAAGATCATGGACGCATACAAAAAACGCTCTTACTGATGTTTAAAGGCGTGATCACATTCGGCGTGTCGTGGATGATTAGCCTCCTGCTAGCCACCATTTACATGACCCAAATCAAGCCTCACTAATATCTGCTACATAGGTCTAACTGATTCGGCCTATTGACCTTTATCAGCAATGCCTCTCATCGAGGGGCACAGGGTGAGCACCTATTTGAAGGTCATTTCCTTCAAAACGGCATCTTTATTGCCGCACCAAAGCATGATCTACATCGCGTCGATTACGTCGTGGAGTGGAACGGGCAATTGGTGCGTGTGAATGTGAAGACGCTGTACCGATGCAGAAAAGATGGGTCTGATTATTACGCAGCAACCCTTAATACAAGCTGCAAAGGTGGTGCGAGACTTTATACGGCAGACGAGATTGATTATTTCGGCATCGTTTCGTTGGAATATGGTCACATTTGGATGGTTCCCCTGAGTGCTCATACTCATCAATCGATCCACTGGCACCCGCCACAGAAAAAGCTCAGGAAACAATTTAACTCTTTCAATTGGGATCCGTATCTAATTACTGATACGTCAACCGTAAAACAGTTGACCATGGATTCTTACCTCACAAAAGGGGTAGATATTACTAACTCGGTTAAACTTAGTTAGTATCAGGGTATGGAGACTTGTCATCGTTACGATTACGGTCAAATATCTAAGTCCGAAACTACGGATGAAGGGTATTTGAAAGTGTGGTGTAAGGCGGCCCGTGTAGGGACTCAGCTTTATACCCGTGGTGACGGCCAACAGTGCCGTGAATACCGCCCCGAAGAAGAAGTAGCGAAGCCTGAGTCTCTTGCTTCCTTCGGTATGAAGTCAGTAACCATGGGTCATCCCCCGGTTCTGCTTGATGCTGATAACACAAAGGTGCATCAAATCGGACATGCGGGTTCGCAGGTTCGTTACAACGATGGGTTCGTAGAAGTCGCGCTTCTTATCACTGATAAGGGCGCTATTGAGCGTATCCAGCGAGGCGATGCACAGGAAGTCAGCAGCGGTTATCGCGTTGACTTTGATCCTACCCCCGGTGTTACACCACAAGGTGAAAGTTACGACGGCGTCCAACGCAACATTCGGATTAACCATATCGCGATTGTTCCGAAGGGACGTGCGGGTCGTGACGTTCGCCTAATCCTCGACTCATGTGATCGCAATGATGCGATTGCGTGGGATGAAACCCCGTCGAATTCGCCCGTTATTTCCATGGCACGAATCACCCTCGACGGCCTGGATCTTGAACTTCCCGCAGAAACTGCTGGCGCGGTCCAATCCTTCGCTAAGGAGGCTGAGCGTGCCAAGGCTGACCTCCAAAGCAAGCTGGATTCTCAGGAAGAACAAATTCAAGCCGTAGTTACAGAGAACGAAGAAACTCTTGGTCGCCTTGATGCGGCTCTGGAGCGTATCGAAGAACTCGAAAAGCAAGTCGCTGAATCTGCTGAAGCTGCAGACAAGCGCGATGACGCTGCAGAAATTAATGAGGCCGTCAACGCACGCCTCGCAACCCTGGACAAGTTCGCTCCCATCCTTCCGGACGAGTACAAATTCGACGGCGAAGATGAGCGGGCCATCATGGCTATCGCTTACGAGAACGTCTTCGAACAGGCTCCTCGCGAAGATGCCAACAACGACTACCTGCTGGGCGTCCTTGACGGTGTTCTCGCCGCTATGGAAGACGTCGAGGAGGACGAAGAGGAAATCAAGGCTGACGCCGAATTCCAACCCGAAGCTGACGGCTCCAACGTCGCTGAAGTCCGCGCTGCAATCGCTGCCGTTTCTGGCTCCGAGAAGCTCGACTCCGGTGATTCCTACCGCGAGCAACTGCTCAACGGTTGGAAGTCAGATCTCACTGCTCACGTTTGATAGGAGCGAATACTAATGGCTGTTACTTTCACCGATACCAACGTTTCGAACCCCGCAGGAGCACAGGGCGCTTATCCCCTGGCTCTGACCAATGGTCATGAGGGTTTGATCGCCGACCTGCAGGCTTATGTCTCCCGGTCCTACACCAACGAATCCAGCGCCGTAATTCCTTACGGTCACGCTGTGATCATCGATGGCTCTGCAACCTCCGGTCTGGGTGCCAAGCTCCCTGCTGGTGCTACTGCCACCGACATCCTCGGTATTGCCGTGGATAGCAACGTTTTTGAGAACGCTGCACAATCCACCTATACCAGCACTCCGACTTATAAGACCTCTGATGGTCGAGTCGGGTACCCCGATAAGCAAATGGTGAACGTCCTTTCAAAGGGCGTGATTTATGTCTACACCACCGATGCTGTCGCCCTCGGCGATGCAGTTCGCGTTTATCACACCGATTCCGCGTCTGCCTCAAGCAATTATGGATACAAAGGCCGCTTCGCGAAAGATGCAGAAGCAGGAAAAACCTTCCTGGTAACTGCGGGTGCTCGCTGGCTGAGTGCTGCTTCCGCAGGTGCAATTGCACTGCTTGAGATCGACATCCCGACTCTCACTGTTACTGCCGATACTTGATAGGAGGCAACCCTAATGTCTGAAATTCGCAATGACGATGTGGGCCTATTTTTGGCTCGCGAATTAGAACAGGTATTGGCAAGAACTTTCGAGGTTCAGTATGCCGATATCAAATATTCGACCGTAATTCCCATCTCGACCGAGATTGGACCCGGTGCCGATAGCTTCACATACCGCATCTTCGATGCTCAGGGAAGCATGAAGCTGATCCAGGACAAAGCCTCGGATCTGCCTCGCGCTGACGTGCTGCGTAAGGAAGTCACCCATCAGGTCCGCAGCCTGGGTGCCTCCTTCGCCTACACCATCCAGGAAACCCGTGCCGCCGCAATGGTGCCCGGCATGAACCTTGAGCAGCGACGCGCGAATGCAGTACGTCGTGCCTACGAGGAGAAGGTGCAATCCGTCGCCTACTTCGGCGAGACTGCAGTCTCTATGGACGGCTTCTTCAACAACGCAAACGTTGACAAGACCGTTCCTAACAAATGGTTCGACAACTGCACCACGGATGAAATGTTGGAGCTTCTGAACGAAGCCCCCACCAGCATTGTCCAGGGTTCCAACATGAAGGAATCCCCCAACACGATGCTCGTCCCCTACGACGTGTATCGCATCATCTCCACCACCGCTCGCTCCACCACCAGCGACACCACGGTTCTGGAATTCTTCCTGCGTACCAACCCGTTCATCCGCTCCATCGAGCCGATCAACGAGCTGGAAGCTGGCAAGTCTGTGCTGACCAAGGATCGGATCATCTGCTACGACCGCTCCCCCGAGAAGCTTCAGCTGCACATCCCCCGCACCCTGGAGTTCCTGCCTCCTGTCCGCAACAACCTGGAATTCAGCGTTGCTGCTCACGCACGCGTCGGCGGTGTCGCTCTGTACTACCCCAAGAGCGTCCTGTACGTCGAAAAGGCCTGATAACTAAGACCTAATCAGAAAACATGATCATTACCTACACCCCTCAGCTGGAAAATCCCCCACGGGACAAGGAGGTCACCCTCGGCTTCTCCATCATCGGAGAAAAAGCGGGTGTCACCAAGCGCTACCTTCTCAAGTCAGGCGTCAATCGCGACGTTTCTGCCTCTGATTGGGAGAAGATCAAGGAAATGCCCCTGGTGGGCGAACTCCTTACGCTCGGTGCCCTCCAAGTCCAGGAGGACGTCGAGGTTGTCACGACACCTGCAGGTCAGGTGTCTGGTGGCCTTGAAACCATGCCTGTCAAAGAGGCTCTTAGCGCGATCAACGGCACCTTCGACTTGGACCTTCTCAAAGAGTGGGACTATGCCGAGAACCGAATCCGCATCAAGAACGCCATCGCAAAACGCATTAAGGCGATTACTGAAGGGGAAGGCTGATGGCAGTTACCGCCACCACATTTGTTGCTCGGTTTCCTGAGTTTGGGAATATCGAAACTTCTGTGGTGACGGCAACCGTCGCTGAAGCTGGACGTCAGTGTGACAGTGACTTGTGGGGAGACAAGCACGACGACGCGGTCAACTATCTGACCGCCCACATGCTGACGCTTCGTACCCAAGCAATTGGTCAACAAGTTGGAGCCGTCTCTGGGGGTAACTCTGGGGACGGCTTTAAAGCGACTAATTACGGGTATATCTATGAGCTGATGCAACAAGGATTAGCGGAAACCACCGGATTTGCATATTGATGGGAGCATTTGCACCCTATGACAATGCTTCTCTAGCCTTCAAGGTCTACAGCACATTTGCTGTTGACTCGAAGACTGGTAACCGAGTACCTGTCAATTCGACTGAGAATTACACAGCAAATATCCAGTTACAGCCAAATAAGTCTGATCAAAAACCAGGCGTTGATGAAAACGAGATGGTCTGTAAGGGCCGTTTACTCTCACCAACTACATTTAGCGCCAAGGTCAAAGTTGGAAGCGTTGCCAGCTGCACCGTCAATGGTATTAGTGGGACTATTCGTCTTACTGATCTAGGCAGCAACACGCTTACTTATGCACGCAGCACACTCTTTCAGGAGTTTACGGGTGTATTTGAGCAAAATGGCAAGGCAGGTTAAAGATGGCAACACCAAAGAAGCTAGATACTTCTGTCTTCGATAAAGCAGTAGCTAAAGCGACCCAACAGCTTGTAAACCGATTATCGGCTGAATATACAAGCGAAATCTCATCTGATAAATGGAATTGGGTAGATGGCCGGACACGCGACATCGTCGATACGGGCCGTCTTCGTGCAAGTCAAACTGTGCGCCGCGTTTCAGATACAGAGTTTGAGTTTTCGTGGCCTGTTGAATACGCAGCCCAAGTACACGAAGGCACAAAGCTAAAGGGCGGTGGTGAATGGCCTGCTAGGCCGTGGACACGCACTGCACTAGAAAACGTGGACGCTAAAAGTTACTTTGAGACTATACTTAGGAGAGAGTTAAGTGGCTAGTGTATCCCAAATACGCGGTTTAATTAACTCAGCAATTGGGTCCAAATTAGGTTATTACAACCTCCCAGATGGATCTACGTCCCCCGCCCTTTGGGTACGGGGTCAGCAGCAAGTTCCCAAGGATTGGACAATCAGCGGCATCGAATGTGTCATTGATGAAGTCCCTGAAATGGCGAACAGGCCCACCTTGTCCCAAGCAGTTGTTTTAGACGTCCGTTGGCCGATCTATCTCACCAGCTACGACACGGCTGAAACATTAGCCGAGGTGCGCGAGCTTCTCTTTCAGTGGTTCCCTGATATTCAGGATCCTGTGCATGTAGCTCAGACTGACATCTCCTTCGAAACACTGAAAGTGTTTATCCCCGATTATTCAATTCAACCTGAGAGAAGCTAATGGCTAATCTTCCTGGTGGTGCTTTTGCTAAGGGGCGTGACCGCATCGTGCGGATCCATGACCCCGGCGGTACCCGTAAATCCTGCACACTTTCCGGCGGCGCAATCACTCTGCCTACCGGACTGAGCGCATACAAGTTCCTTAAGGGTGCAACCCGAGCTGAGTTCACTCCCGCACCTAACTCCCAAGAATTCTTCCTCTTAGGCGATAGCGGCTGGCGAGATTCCGTGGGTGTTACCCAGGCTGGTGAGCTGGCTTGCTCTGCATTCTTTATTAACAGCCTGGACGCCAGCGGTGTTCCTCAAGCTGACGTCGACGACGGTCTTCAGCTGGTGCTGAACGCAGAATCTGACCCTGACGTTGAGATCTGGGTTGAGATGTTCACCTTCTTAGGCATCGATTCCAACAGTAAGTACCTGTATCACTGCCGTGCATTCCAGGGTTCTGTGGTCAACGTGTCTGAGGCTGCTCCTTCTGACGGTTTGATCGAATATTCCTGGACCTTCCAGTCCCGAGGCGAGATCTGGGCAGGCACCTTCGACAACAACACCTCCGCTCTGTCTGTGTATTGATGACTCACGAACTGCTGGTCTCCGAAGACAAGCGTTCATACTTCATCAATTGCCGACAAGATCACGATTATCTAGAGGTAGGGGCGGTTTACATCGCCCCTTTGTCGTCTTCACCGATGACACTCCTAACTGAAGAAGGTGGTAAGTTGTCCTTGACGCTTCCATTAGATGCCGTTAATCAGCCAACAGAAATGGTGGCTGTTGAAATGTCATTTTTAGTAGATTGATGAGCAAGTATTCAAAGCTTTTCTTCCAGGAAAAAGAGTATTACGACATTCTTCCCTTCCGCTTCCCCATCTATGAGGATCTAGTGGCTGGTGAGGCTGAGGGTGTTGAGAGTATTGCGCGTAAGCAAGCGCAAAATACTTACACACTGCTCAAGATTGCTAAGGCGGTCTCCAAAAAGAAAAAGATCTCTGTTAAGGCTGCATTGGAGATGCTGTCGGAATCTGACAGCGATAACGAAGTGCTCTATGAGTATGCAGAGGAGCTGGCGGAGATTCAAAAGGAATCTGCGACGGTTGCTGAACAACAGATCGAGATGACCACGCTGTTCCTCCGCTTCCGTGGGGAGATCAAGCAAGGTGACAAGTGGGAAACCGTTGCTGATTGGAGTCGGGAAGACACCCTGACGATCCCCAGTAAATTGTTGAACGACATTTTCGAGTTCATCAACTGGGAACGTAACGGCTGGCCTGAAGAGGGAAAGTAACTCCGAGCGAACAAGACCCAGAAGAGTTACTGGCGTCATATCGCTCGTATTTAAAAACAACTCCCCTGGAGCTGTCTGACCTGTATTTAAGGCTCAAGTACTCACCCTTAGGCCAGGAGTACACCAGGCAAACTTTTTTGCGTACTCCAATCAAGGAAATCAGGTTCATCCTGCAGAAATGGGCTGAGGAAGAAAAGCGGCAAGCCAACATCTCGTCAATATCAACTGCCAAGCTTGCTCACATCGTGCTTCAAACTGCTTCTGCAATGGCAGGTAGCAAGGAGAAGGTAAAAGTGAAGTTGGAGAATCTTCTTCCCTTTGAGCTTGAATCAGACAATGATACTGACGATGATCTTACGCGTGAGATCTTGTCTAAACTGGTAAGGAGTAGGCGTATTCCAACGCACGTTGTTGCTGCTCTAAGTCCATATTTAACTCCTGGATAAACTGTGGCATCTCTCGGCGACCTAACTCTATTTATTAACGCCGAGACCAATCGGGCGAGCAGAGACATCAATGACATCGGCAAACAAGCCGACAAGGTCAGTAGCAAGAAAAGAGATATTGACTTCTCTGTCGAGAAGGCACGGAATAGTATTCGTGATTTTAAACGCGATCTAGCCACTGTTGGTGATACAGCAAAGGCTGCCTTCAAGGTCGCCAAGATGGAAGGCGTCTTTGATGATGAGATCGAGTCTGCAGAGATCCTTGTCAAGAAGACTAAGCAGATTGGAGGGGCATTAAACGATGCGCGTAAACCAGGGCAACTTCTTCAGAGGTCATTTGACGGCCTTGCTGGTAGCGCTGTAGGAATAGTCAATAGCCTCGCAAAGGTCGGCTTTGCGCTCTATGGCATTCAGCAAATCACAGGTGTCCTCCAACAAGCTTTTGGCGGCTTGTTTAGTGGCACTGTTGGTGAGGCTGTAAGGCTTCAGGAAAGCATTTTAAAAACCCAGACCGCACTGGCATCTACTAATGATGTGCTGCGTAATGGGGAGGTAATTACCGAGCCATACGAAGCAATCGTCGCCCTCACGGGAACGATCGAAAAGCGCATCGACAGCATCCGCCAACGTTCCCTTGATTTGGCAGGTGTCACCAGTCAAGAGGTCATCGAAGTCTTCGGGATGGTGGCCCAGCAGGTGGGTCAGATCGGGGGCAGCCTTCAAGATGCTGAAGACCTTGCCATCTCCTTCGCAGGAGCACTGGGTACGTTTGGTATCCCGCTTTATCAGGCACGACAGGAGATCGGCTCGATCCTGCGCGGTGATATCACGACTGACTCTTACCTAGCAAAAGCTTTAGGTATCACCAACGAGGATGTCAAGAAGGCCAAGCAGAGCACTGAAGGCGTCATTGGGTTCCTGAACTCAAAGCTGGCTACCGCAGTCGCTGGTCAGCAGCTCGCTGCTCGGAGCTTTAGTGGTGTCGCCTCAAACCTCAGGGACTTCGTTGAGCTAACAGGTGAAGCCTTCGGTAAACCCCTTGTCCAACCGCTCATCGACGGGCTGACAGTTGTCTACGACTTACTGGTCGGCATCAAGGATGAAGCCCTAGGAGCTGCGTCAGGTCTTGGTACTGCACTTGCAGGCGCTTCACAAATCATTGGAGGCGGTGTCAGAGGACAGGCCCAACAAAGTGGTGGCGGTGGGGGTACTCAGGCCGCTCAAGCAGCAAAAGCGCAGATCGATTCTTTAAGCCAATCCATCGCGTTGTTGGCGGCTGATGTCCAGACCACCTTCTCCCAGCTTGTCCTGCTGGTTGTTCGCACCTTTGCCAAGGTCGGAACCGGACTCAAAAACCTGGCAGTTGGTTTTGCCAGCCTCAATGTCGAAGTCTTCAAGAGCCTGTTAGAGACAGTCACGGCTCTTGCATATGCGTTGCAGCCTGTAGTCGATGGGTTTGCGGGACTTCTTGGTATCTACGGCTCACTACTCCAGACACCTGTCGTTGAGTACTTCGCCTCGATTGTTGGACAGTTCAAACTCTTAGAGACGATCGGTGTAGGGGCTCTAGTCAAGGTCGCCCTCACGTCAGGGTTCTTGATTGCAGGCTTCGCAAAGCTCAAGGCCGCTGTGGTCGGCGTCATGGCGTTCATGGGCAAGGCGTTCGCTTCAGCTGCAGGCTTCGCTGGAGCAGCAATGCAGGCGTTTGCTACAGCGCTGACTGCTGTGGCGCAGCGGTTGGGAATCGTCAATCCTCAGATGACTGCGTTGATAACGCAACTAAACCTTGCAGGAGGAGCTGCATCGAAGGCAGGCGCAGGAATGGCAACCGCTGGCGGTGGTGCAGCTGTACTTGGAACTGGCATAAAAGGCTTGATGCTGAACGTGCTGAAGTTCAACATCATCCTGCTTGCTGCACAACTTGCTGTTGCAGGTCTTGTTGAGGCATTTGCACGATTCCAGAGGGCTCAAAAGCATGCTGCTGCGATCAACAGCATGAACGATGCGCTTGTTGATCTAAACACAACATTCGCTGATGTTGATGAGAACTCATCGGCAGCACAGAAAGCGATGAAGGAAATCGCTGATGCTAAAGCGCAAGCTGGTATCAACAAACTTAAAAAAGCCTATACCGATTTAGATGCTGAGTTAGCTCAGCTTATTAAGAATCAAAAACAGATCAAAGATCAAGCCAATATCCCGGTCTTAGGAGAAATTAGTAAGGCTCAGTTGGTTGAGATAGATAACCAGATTCAACGGATAACAGGTAAGAGGTTGATTGCTGAAAAGGCCTATCTAGATGCTATTACTGAATACGGAAAGACGAAGGATAGGGAACGTCTTGCTGAAGACATCACAACACGCCGCAAGGAGTACGGAAAGCTTGAAGAGTCTCTGGCAAAAGCTAGAACTGACTTTAATCATCAGGCCGCGAACCGTGAGTTCCAGGCACAACAGGATCTAGCGAGAAAGAACCTCGAACTGTTCCAAGCTCAGGAGCAGATCAAGATCCGCATGATGGAGCGCCGTAACCGGAAGCTCATCGAAGGTGAGGAGGGCGCATCTGCAGCAGCCCTGCAAGCGTTGAACACGTTCATTTCCGAGAAGAAGCGAGGTGAATTGGCAATTAAGTCTGCTGAGCAAGAGCTGATCATCGCGAATGCTGATGTTGAGAAGCAAATTGCTAACTACCGATTTGATATTGAGCGCAAAATCGCCGAGCTGAAGAAGAAAGGCTTGGAGATGGCGATCAAAGAGCAACAACTCGCAGGTAAGAGAAAAGAAGCTGAGGAAGCCAAATTAAATATCCCCGATCTAGATAAACCTACGCAGACTGTCCAATCTGCTGACTTAGGTCTTGCAAGCGCCGATGGTTTCGCTTCAGCTAAGCGTGCAGCACAAGGTATTCAGGCTCAGATCAATTTTGTCCGAGCAGCGGGACAGGATCTGACTAACAAGGACAACCTTGACCGCATCGTCACCAGCCTCCTGCCCAACGTTCCCCTGGAGCAGCTGAAGGATTCAGCAATTAAAGCTGCTGCAATGCTCGATGAACTTGGTAAAGGCCTCGATCCTGAGACTGCACGCGCCAACGCTGATGCCACAGCAAAGAACCTGATCATGCAGCGTGAGGTTGGAGAAGCTGTTGAAGGCCTTCAAGCTGCGTTTAAACGTGGAGAGATCGAAGCAGACGAATACAACGCAGTCGTTGCAGCTATCCAAGAGCGTTACAACGGCGCTGGTGGCATTCTCGAACAGCTCAAAGAGGAAGCAGCTCTTCGTATCAAGGCCAATGAACTGCTGAAGCAAGCGAACCAGATTCAGTCTCTTCAGCGTGATGCCAAGTCAGGAACACTCCGCACTGATCAGAACCTCATCATGGGCAACGCCCAGATGGCAGCTGGTATGGAGTTCGATAAATACAGGCAGAACGAGATTCTTGCTCAAGGCCGGATTGAGTCACGGCGTGCGCAGCTGCTCCAGGAAGGGGATGGCGAAATGTCTGAGTCTGTCGCCAAAGCGTTCGAGGAATTTAAAAATGCAGAACTCTTCAACGCAGAGCGTCAGGCAGAAATGGACGCGATGCTGGAACGTTTCCAGATGCTCGGAGAGGTTGCAGGTGGTGTAGGTAATGCCATCAGCACAGCCTTCACACAAGGTTTCGCGGACATCCTCTCTGGCTCAGCATCTGTGCAGGAAGTCCTGGGCAATATGTTCCAGGGCATCGCTGATTCCTTCATGCAGATGGCGCAGAAGATCATCGCCGACATGATCAAGATGCTGGTCTTTAAGACACTGCTGAACTTGTTCGGAGGAGGTGGCTCTTTCTTCGGCGGTGCAGGCATTGGCGAAGGAGTATCAATGCCCAGTGGGGTTGGCATCGGTTCAGGTGGCGGCGTCATGCAGAACTCCATGGGACAAGGCTTTGGAACATTCGGTCCCAACTTCGGTATTCGTCAGTTCGCTAAGGGCGGAATTGTCACAGGCCCTACTGCCGCAATGATCGGCGAAGGTGGAATGAACGAAGCTGTTGTTCCTCTTCCCAACGGCAAAGCCATCCCAGTCGATTTTGGCAAGGGCGGAAAGATGGGTGGTGATGTCACTTCAAACGTGACAGTCAATGTTGATCAATCTGGTGGTTCTAATACTGAAATGTCAGGTGATGATGCCGGTAAACTCGGCAAAGCCATCGATGTTGCGGTAAAACGGGTCATCATGGAAGAAAGAAGATCAGGCGGAATGCTGCACAATGGCCGACGTTAATTTTGGGATCGATCTTGTCAATACCGTCCAAGAGCGCATGTCACACCGCGTGCGTAGATTTGGATTTGGTGATGGCTATGAGCAGATTGCTGCAGATGGTGTCAATTCTCGGATGGTTGAGTACGACATCACAACAAGGCCGCTGAAAGTGGCTGATGCCACAACAATGCGAACTGCATTAGATAATGCAGCTATAGGAGACTACCTGCTTTGTACTCTGGAACCTTATTCCAACATTCAGCGTCGATATAGACTTAAAGACAGTAGTTATGTAAGGCAATATTTAGTCCAAGCAAGTGCGGCAAGAGCTACGACGCAAAGAGAGTCATATGAGATCTTTCAGTTCACCCTGATCGAGGCCAACGCAAACTAATGGGACGCCGAAACGTTATAAACAAGTCAACACTCAGCCTTGTTGCGCCTAATTACGCGGCGTTGTCTGAAGCTATTAGGGATTTTCAGGATGAGGAGCGTAAGTTTTACGTTAACCGGGCTGCTGAGTTGTCTGAATACCCAGGCGTTGGAAATAAGAGCAAGAACGATGTCGAAAAAGCATACGACAATCTTTTAGGCAACGATCCATGGGATTACCTAGACGAGTTCAACAGAGCCAACAACGACGAAAAGAATACTAGCGACGAGACAGATAACACCGAAGATAGTTCTGGCGTAGACGTCGATAGTTTCTATATCCTCCTTCCAGACAAGTTAGCCGATAGGATCGATAATCCTGACGCGACTGACGGTTATGGAAACAATGAACAGAAGTTTATTCTCTATAATCCCGGCACAGGATATAAAGAGGTTGATCTGCTTTACGACAATGTAGATTTTTTTAAAACCAAAGGCAGTTCTGATTCTTTCAATGACGATAGGTTTGGAAACAGCGAGACTTATTTCGTTGGATTTGGCGAATTACCTACAAGATACAAAAGCAACAACAAAATGAATGGCCGGATCGCTCATATGAAGCGACTTGTAGGTTCTCTCTGGAACGCCCAAGTCAAACCTCATTGGGACACTTATCAAAGCGAGCTAAACACCTACAACAACTACACGGGTGGTGGTGTTGACACAGATATCTATAGCGAAAATGTCCCTCCTGAGGATAGACCGTGGGACGGACTGACAAATAGTTTTAAAGGCTATAACCGTATTAAAGAACTAAAAGGCAAAGTGATCAGGGAAGCAAGAGGGTATAGCTAATGACACTCAAGGAAGACGCACTAATCTCACTATTCATCATTTCTGGTGAAAGGTCGCACATGGGTGATTTGTTTGGACGGATCAACATTGTTAGTCCTGAGCAGAGCGCTGGTCTCCCAGTAACTTACGTCAACGAGAAGGATGATGAGGTGGTTTACAACCCATCGCCTGTCCAGTTTGCTGGCGTAGAAATTTCAGGTAGTAATAAGCTCCCAACACCAAAGGTTCGATTTGCCAACGTCGATGGAGGAATGACAGACCTGAGTCGAGACTTTGACGATCTCATCGGATTTAGGCTTATCCGGATAAGAACTTACGGTAAATTCCTGTTGAAGATCGGCAACACGCCAGGCCCTTCCCCTGATAAGAATGCCCACTTCAGCCCTGACACTTGGTACTTCAACCGCAAGATTGAGGAGACAAAACTAGGTGTTAGCTACGAACTTGCTTCCATCTTTGATGTAGAAGGTCTAAGCATTCCTAAGCGTCGTCTCTACACGAACTTCTGTCCCTTTGCTTATCGAGGACCAGACTGTAAGTACGACGGGCCTGATGTACCAACAGCTGGTGAAGGAGACGGTTGCTTAAAAACCTTAGATGCTTGTCAAAAGCACTTTGGGAAACAGGGTGACGATCTTCGGTACGGAGGATTTCCAACAGCTCAGACCTGATGTCTAAAAGACTTCACCAACAGATCGCCAAGCTTGCACTAGAGGCCAGTCCTGAGGAAGTATGCGGTGTAGTCCAAGAAGGCAAAGCAATTAGATGCGAAAATAAGGCAAGTGAGCCTACGCAAGCCTTTTTAATCGATGCCGAAACGTATTTAAAGTACGTTCCCGACACGATCTTCCACTCTCATCCATTTGGTGTGTACGGCTTCAGTGAGCACGATATCGCTGTAGCCGCCAACATGGATTTGATCTCATACGTTTATGTGGTTGAAACTGACACGCTTGAGAAGTGGTCAGCAGAAAAAGGAATCGAGGTATTCAATAAGGTCTTAAACCGATGATGAAGATCACCCTGGAAGGAGTAGCTGGTAAGCGTTTTGGTCGCGAGCACAACCTTGCTGTGCGTAATCCTAATGAGGCGCTCCGTGCTCTATGCCAATTAATTCCAGGGTTTCGTGAGTTTCTCACCTGCGCTCACGAACACGGTATCTTCTTCCAAGTAATTACTAACAATCAGGATAGGGTTGACTACGAGGGACTTGGTCTTAATTGTTCTAGTTTCTCCCTTGTCCCCGTCATCACTGGTGCCCTTAATTTTAGTTTTAAAAATATTGGACTGATTCTTGTTGGCGCATTACTCGTCGCGATCTCTATGGGCGCGTTTGGTATTACATATGGTGCTGTCGGAACAATTTCATATGGCATGAAGATGGCAGCATTCAGCCTTGGTATGGGGCTGATATTTACAGGCATTGCAGGCATATTCGCGCCTGGCGTACCGGAGGGTGGAAAACAAGAAGGACGCGAAGCTGATGACGCTGTGTTTGCTGGGGGTACCGCTACATCTAGTCAGGGGACAGCGATTCCTCTTCTGTATGGGGAGTTTTTGGTTCAGAACATGCCTGTCATTTCCTCCTATATCGATAAAGAGCAAGGCCATATTCTTCAGATCATTTCTGAAGGTCAGATTGAAGGCTTAGCATCTGGCAATGCGAATAAGGATATCTATTTCAACGGCCTGCAATCAGGTGCCAGTTCCGTAGATCTCATCAAGATTACAGATGGCACACAAACTGACAAAGTAATTACCAAGATTGATTCAGCAGGTTTCCATGTTGGCATCGGTGCGACACTTCAGCCATCTCCTGAGAATGACCCAAACCCTCAAATTATTCGTTCATTCAACCAACCAGATGCAGACAAACTACAGCTAAGAATCCTTCGTGGACCTAGTTATCAGGTCAAACAAAGCAGCCCCAAAAGTGGTGGCGAAGCGAGCACAAGCTATGAAAGATACGATAAAAAGTCACATAGTGACATGAACCTTCCAAGTGAAGCTCAACAGTTTCTCCGCTGGAATATCAGAGTGCAAGATGCTAACGGAAACATCCTCTACAACGAGGAAGTTAGAGATCATGGCCCATTAAAAGCAAGAAAGGTCTACGACATACCTGACATTGACATATCAGGGGCAGCAATGCCGGTCTCAATGTCCTTGGTCAGGCTTGATAAAGGGCCTATACCCGACCCAGAGTCGCATGAAGGCGGTGCGAACCAATACTCATTCACATGGGTGAAGGGCGACGTGCAGTTTGTTTCTGCAGACGTGTTTTGGGAAGAAGATCTTGTGTATCCCAATAGTGCTTTGCTCGGCCTTAGATATGACGTTGGAGAATTTACGCAGATGCCCTCTGTGCAAGGTCTATTTAGAGGTATAAAAGTTCCCACTCTCAATTCCAATCTTGTCGTCAGCTATGCCTGGAGTGATAATCCTGCCTATGTGCTTCTAGATCTCTTGACAAACCCCCGCTACGGATGTGGTTTGCGTGAATATGAACTCAAGAAAAAAGGAGATAAGGTTGTCGAGCCAGGCATTGCTCTAAACGATATTGATTTAGGTTCATTCCGTAAAGCTGCAGAATACTGCGATGATAAAAAGATAACTTTTAACGCCTACGTCAATCGAAAGTCCGATGCATTAGATCTAATCCGTTCCGTAGCTGCAACTTTCCAAGGCAGTCTGATTTACGCAGGGGGCTACGTCTCGCTCATCATCGATAAGAAGCTGGAAGGATCAGACAGGGAATATTTTCGCCTTTACTCAGAAGCTAATGTCATCCAAGAAACTGATGACAGCGGCGAGGTTACTGAACCGTGTTTTGTCTACGAAGGTACAGCTCGACGAGCACGCACAACTGCTGTAGAGGTTAGCTACGTCGAGCCTAGAGAGTTTTATACAGAGTTAAAGGAAAGCATCGAAGATCGTGTGGCTATAGAACGCTATGGCTATAACCAGAAAACAATCCGCGCATTGGGATGTACTAGCCGTGAACAGGCAAGACGACTTGGTCGCTATATCCTTGGCAGCAATCAGCTCAACACTGAAACTGTGTCGTTCTCTGTTGGTACTGAAGGAGCAATGCTTCTTCCCGGTGATATCTGCCTGATCGCTGATCCACTGAAGACTCGCATCACTGGCGGTGGAAGGATCGTCGCAGGTAGCACAAACAGTGTAATCGTCGACAGAGATATTACTGGAGTTGACCTGTCCTCAGGTAGCTGGTATCTCTATATCTATGGCAATTCAGGTATAGCGGAGAGATCGCATGTAAAAAATATTGCGGGAAGCGCCTTTACGGTTTCTGGATTTAACAATATACCAACTACTAATCAAATGTGGATCCTTGTTAATGAAGATGACGAGAACGTGTTCCGTCGCTACAGAGTCCAATCTGTGAAAGAAAACAGTAACGGTGTGTATGAAGTCACTGGCGTTTCCTACACGCACGACAAATGGGATTATGTGGATGACAACCAGGAGCTGGATTACGGCAAGGCAACAACCTCATACAAAAGAAACAAAAATCCAGGCCTCAATCCCAAAAAGATCAACTTTAGTATTAGGAATCTTGAGACATGAGAACAATCGTCGCTGAGTGGGAACCTCCATCAATAATTCCATACGCTGCTCTAGATCCAGTATGTCCAGGAGCACTTTTTGTTGACAGCCTTCCTGATCCAAATATCGATCACTATGAAGTCGATAGATATGATCAGGATGAATTAGAGTGGCTTTCAGTAGGAAATCCTAGGACGCCAAGGGTAGAATTCCCAGCTGAACATTTCGAAAACGCTACAGTTAGAATACGGGCGGTTTTAAGAGATGGAACTAAAACTCCATTCATTACCTCCGGCAACTTTCTTGTATTCAGCATGGTTGCTGACTTCGAAAGTTTGAATAACATCATCCTCCTGTCCTTTATCTGATGGCGCTATACGGACGCGATGCCAACGGGAACGATGCCTACATCCGTGGCACGGGGGCGGGCTCTACTACAAATGGCTATCTGACATTTCACGACGTCTTCTCTGACGAAGTGAAGTTTGCAACTGTTACCCAGCTAGCTGCAACTCTTACCTCTGACCTCGTAGCTGCTGTCTCCGCTAAGAAGATTCGAGTTCTTAGCTTAACGATCAGCGCTGCTGCAGCTTGTTCGGTCAAATTTGAAACTGGTGCTTCTACAGCTGTTGTGGCTGAAAGTCTTTACCTACCGATCAACGGCACTGTCGCTTTATCAAACGAGCTGGGTCTGTTCGAGACAGCATCAGGCGACAAGCTGATGATTAATAAAACGGGCGCAGCTGACATCACTGTGACTGTTAGTTATCGGGAGATCTAGTCATGACCCGTGTGTATGGTCTGCTATTTGAAGATCATCGAAGCGGAATCTTGGCTGTCCAGCCTTCGGTTCCTTTCTTTGGATGTGAGCGTTATGAACAGCATTATGACGTTGTTGACGGAGCAATCGATTTCGATCTTCTCCCTACCCCGGCTGGCGTATTTTATAACGTTGGTTTCAAAAGCTTAGGTGACACCCGCAGGACAGATTTCACACTGCGGTGGACTATCCCCAATTACGGCGAAATCGATATTACGCCTAACGGTCAGGCACACGCCCCCGAACCAGAAAAAGTATCTACGTCGGTTGATCGCGTACAAGTGCGCCGACTCGCCACAGAATTAGCAGAAGCATTGGAACTTGCAGAAAAGCAAGAACGCGAGATCGCTGAAATCAAACTTCGCGAAGAGCAACTACGACAGAAGTTTGAGCAACACAAGCGTGATATGGAGACCGTTCTAGTACAAAGGGATCAACATATTGCCAAGTTGTCCGAAGCCAATACTCCTGAAGTTCGTACTGTTGTCAAACATGTCCCGGTTCCTCCAGCGCCTCTACAGGAGCGAATCGATACGCTTGAGCTTGAGAACCAGCGATTGAGAGCACTAAATGATAACTACTACCAATCTGTTTTAAAGCTGCATCAGTTAAAGTTAGAAAGAGCGCAATCTGGTCAACTTCCTGACCCTGTCATGGAAGTTCCGGGTACACCCCAGCAGCGCCTGATCAATAAGCTTCTAGCTAAATAGAAATGGCACTGGACAGTATTAACGTCACCGTAAGAGAAGGCGATTCTTTTGACGAGCTGTATCTAAATATTGAGCGTCCTTGGGGCACTCCTTACAACTACAGCAATTCCGTCCTTGTTGCGGATATTCGTCGTTTCTTCAATGACAACACGAACCCCGTTTCTGCGGTTGATTCGTTTGGCATTGTCGAGTTGGATCCAGCCCAAGGACAATTACAGCTCAAGTTGACGAGCCGTCAAACCGAAGCGCTTGGTAGAAATGTCCCTCTTGGCTACACCGACCGTGGCATCAACGTTAGTGGTATTGCTACTGGCATTGACGTCACTGATGAACAGCAGGGTGTATATCTCTGGGATCTCAGAGAGTATTTCACCGTAAATCAAGCGACAATCCAGAGCATTACCTCTGGAAGTTCTTTTACTAGCTCAGGTGGCGGCACTGTAAACAAGGTCCGCATTACAACTTCTGCGGCGCATAAACTAACTAGCGAAGATCAGATCCTTCTCACCGGAACTGGTCAAAGCGTCTATGACGGTGTCAACTTCTATCCCAATAAATTGTCGATTATTAGCTCCACAATTTTTGAGATTGAACCAACAACCGCAGGTTCACCTGCATTCTCGGCAGGTTCCACCCAGGGTACAATCAGTGTGTACAAAGAGGATACCCTCGCAGTAGGCACGCTGGAAGTCATTCCTCGTATTTCTAGAGATTCTGTCAGCTGAAGGTAATCCCTAATGTCTGTTGAAGAAGGCGTAAGTGTAATCACAGTAGGCAAAACTACGCCTATTCCTGCTGGTCAAGCAACTAGCGCTAATTCCATTCCTGTTGTTGTCGCTTCGGATCAAAGTCCGATCCCGATTCTTGACAACCTCTCTGCCCCATCACAGGTCCGTGATGATCTGCTGGGCATTCCCCGTGTACAGACGCCCCTGGCGATCTTTGATGACACGAACCTCATTGATATCGACCCAAACATCTGGGCGAAGAATGAGCAAACCACTGGTGGAAGTCGCGTAACCCAGGTCAATCACCTGCTGCAGCAATCGGCTGCTGAGGTGTTGTTGACCCCGTCTGCCTCTAACGGCAACATCGCCAGCCTGATTACTAAGCAGAGCTTCCCGTACCAAACCGGTCGCATTACGAGTGCTTCCTTTGGTGTGTCGATGAGCCGCGATGCAAATGCGGTTATCGAGTACGGCATGTTCGATGCCACCGATGGCTACTTCGTTCGAGTGGTCGGTGATGAGCTGTACTTCGTGCGTCGGACATCCTCTGGTGAGCGTCCCCAGGACCACCTCAACGGATACACCGCGCAGGGCACTGATCCCACAACCTTCACTGTTGACGCTGCAGTCCTAACTGCTCAGCCTGGTCGTACCGATCTCGGCACCATCTACAAGCTGGTGTCAAGCTCCCCGACAATCATGGAGGAGATCGTTCCTCGTCGTTATTGGAACGGCGACACCATGGTTGGCGAGGATGGAGCTGCGATTCTCGGTTCTGCTGACACGTCGTCGACTCACAAGCTGAGCCTGACGAACCTGGCGATGTGTCGTATTGAGTTCGGCTGGTACGGCGGAACAGGCGCACGCTTGATGTTCTACGTCCCTGTAGATGCGAACCTCCCCTCCGGCGAAACGGCAAAGACTGCTCGTTGGGTGATCGCGCACAACCTCAATTGCAGCGACAGGATCCCCTACCCCTCTCTGGGTAACCCAACCCTTCCGATGCAATTCCGCATCGAGAAGACAGGCACCATCTCTGCCAACAGCTATCTGCGTAAGTACGGCAGCCAGATCAGTATTGATGGCGGTGACTACAGCAAGCTTTCCGTCTTCAGCAAGGACGGTGCCAAAGCCACGGGTGTGGGAACAAGCAACTTCAAGCCTCTCCTGGCTCTTCGAATCAAAGAAAACATCACCAACAACCAGGGTGAGTCGAAGCGCAACCTGCTGCGGGTATTCCCACTGATGCTGTCCATGGTCAGCTCACACAGGGCGCAGTTCCTACTGGTAAAAAACCCAGCAACGATGACCGACGCGTCTTCTAATCCCGTAACCACCTTCACAAGTACTGGAACGTTGTCTGCCATTGAGACCAACGATCCGACATCTGCTTCTAATGCCATTGCTGCATTCACAGGTGGTGAGCAGTTGGCGAGCTTCTTCACAGGTGATGCCGATGCTGACACTGTTGACCTAACGGATATCTTCTCGTTCGCACGTCAGTACCTGACGCGTGAATCCACCGCAGCTTCTGGAGTTGCCGGTGATGTCCTGGTCATCGCAGTTCGCTCGATTGACAACGCGTCTAATACCGCCAAAGCAAGTATTACTTGGGGACAACGCTGATGACCACGGCCTACCAACTACCTGAGGATATCGGGCAAAAATCCGTTACTCGGAACGGGAAAGAGGTTCAGGCCGCATCAGAATTCCCAGCCGGTCAAACCACAGGTGACAAAAGCGTTCCCACTGTTCTGCCGAGGGAAGGCTACACATACCCCATCATTGATAATTACCGAAATACCACGGAGGTCGATCGTGACCTTCTTGGTTTTCCGCGTGTTACTACGCCCTACAACTTCCTCACTCGTAATGATGCATACGAGCTGACCGAGGAAGATTGGATTTTTGATGTTACGGGTCTGAATGAGCGCCCGCAGTTAGACGGCACCCAGTCAGCACGCTGGACACAGCAATCTAAAGTTAGTGCTATCTACACGCCTTCACCAGATGGTGAAGTCAAATACAACGCATCCGCAAGCTCCGCACAGCTTTTTCTAAACAGCAACGACGGTGGTTTCCAGCGTGCGCGTATCTGTACTAAGAAACGGTATCGCTATCAGCCGGGACGCATCGTTCGCGCAAGCCTGGCAGTCAAGATGTCTGTCCAGGAGACCCCGGTCAGCGTCACTCGTCTCTGGGGTGTCGGCGACACTAACGATGGCTTCTTTGTTGAATGCTCAGGCGATGGTGTTGGTGACCGCCTGCAGATCCTGTATAGAAATAGTGCAGGCAATGGACTGCGTTACGAAACCAGGGTTCCACGATCTGAATGGACAGGAGATCCTTTAGACGGCACCGGTAAATCGAAGGCAAATTTAGACCTATCCAAGGCACACATGTGGCTTGTGGAATGGGGATGGTACGGGGCATCTGATGTCAAGTTCTACTGTTTTCTTGTTGATGAAGATGAGGATCTTCCCACTTCAATTACACAAATTCCGCGTGCTCGCTGGATCCTTGCCCATGAGTTGATCCTTGCCGACACTGCTGTAAGAAACGATCTTTCCGAATCGGATGGCGGAACTGGAACCCGTAGTTATGACGTTCCCTCTCTGCGAACACCCAGCCTTCCTATTTGGGTAGAAATCAATAACAGCGGGAACATCGCTCGCTCTGAATTCATCGAGCGTTACGGGGCTTCCGTCCTGGTCGACGGTGGGACAATCGATCGCTCCAAGATCGCGGTCGTCGACGCTGGCTTTGATGCGTCAATCGACCCTGTGGTTGGCGGCACCTACAGCGGGGCTGGAACATCCGTAATGACACTCCGATCTAAAGAGGAGTTGGTCAATGACGATGGCAAGCTGGTAGATAATTTTCTAGTCACTAATCCACTTGTTTTAAATGTTGGTGCGTCTGACCTTGTAGAGATCGAGGTCTGGAAAGATCCTGAGATGGTTTCGCCTTCAGAGGTAGGACATATCAACGGACGCCTTCCGTACAGGACTGGAGATTACGTTTCTCCGTTCAATTTGGTTCCACAGCTGATCACTAGCTTTGACAGCACACAGACCGAATTTGCGATTACTCAGGAAGATCCAACTAATGAGTTCTTGACTGTTAACACTCAATACGACAGTGGTGACCTTTTAAGTCTTGACGTCAGCTTCAATGATTATCGTGTTGTCAAGTCTGGACGTAAAGTTTGCAGCTTCTTAGTTGATGCACGCGGTGCAAATATTGACTTAAAAGAGTTTTTCAGTGCATACAGGGAGAATCTGACCACCGAATATGACGCGCCTACTGAATTCCCTATCACTACCGACACAATCTCTGTAGATACATTCAACACAACAACGGGCGTTATTACCGTTGACAACGCGTTCCACGTTCGAATTTACGAAGGCCAGCGGATTAGTAAAGGCTCTACTAATTACTATGTACTGAGCGTTGATAGTTCAACGAGCTTCAAACTCAAAGCAGCTAAAGTGAATACGACGCCTGTTCTGTCAGGCATTGCAGCTGGTGACACGCTTGTCGCTCATTACGAGCTTGACTTAACAAGTAATGTTGCAGCTTCACTCAAACCAATTTATCGGTCTGAGGTTGTATTTCTCGCAAAACCATTCAACGCTTCTTACTCGGCGCTTGACCCGACGCAGGAGTACAACGCCGAATGGATGAGTCTTGTCAATGCCACCAGTTCTGATGCATACAGCGTTCAGACGGCTCCAACTGTAAACATGTACCTCACGAATGGGGTTGTCTAATGACTGTCACTGGTTCAAGTCTGGTCAATACTTCAGCTAATGGTCAGCCTACTGATAATGAAGACCGGCCTTTTAGCTTTGCGATTGGGACACAGATCTTTCTAAACCCAACCTCGTCCCCGACAGACGCTGTAATCACCTTTAAAATCGATCCAGGTTTACTGGCTGGTTCACTGTCTTCCGGCACATCCAACCTTGCCGTGGGATTCGCCATTGATTCTGAGCTAAATACTCTTTCTGGATGGACTGCTGGATTGATCGGTACTGCGTCTGCAAACCGGTATCCGGTTGGTTTTGGTCGTCTGGCTAATACTCCTGAGAAAATTGCAGTTAATGTGCAAGGTACTCAAGTTGCGACGATCGCACGGCCTAAAGACGTCACCACAGTTGATAGCTCGTCAAACAGTTTCAGCATTTCAGGCCACCCTTTTAATACCGGTGATCGAGTAACCGTAACCTCCACAGGTTCTCTACCGGGAGGACTCGCAGCCGGTATTTCGTACTATGTAATTAGTGCGGATGCAAACTCTATTAAGCTTGCAACCAGCTACGCAAATGCAATTGGTGGATCAGATATTGATATTCAAACTACAGGTTCAGGTACAATTACGGTAGCATCGGATGAGATTTTTACGCTCACCCGTGCCGGTAGTTCAGGTACTGTCACTGTCCAAAAAGGTGGTGTCCTAGTTGCAACATTTACAAATACAAATGTGGCAAGTCCTCTCCGACCTTTTTACTGGTGCCGCGAACAATCTGCATCCAACTCGCTACCGGTAGTGAAAGAAATTAAGGTACGAGGTGCCATCTAATGGTCGCAACACGCAACATCACAGACCTGAATGCGCTGACCGTACCGGCAGCGGATGACATTCTGCTTATTGTTGATCGTCTTAGCGCGACCAGCACTGAAGCCAAACAGATCACCTGGAGCAACGTCCAGGAGGCTATTCAAGATATATGTGGCGCACTAGCTACAGATTCCACCACCCTTAATTTCACTTACGACGACGCAAACGGTACCCTTACTGCTGCAGTTGTTAATAATACTTCTGTTCAGAAATCCATCTTTCACGATGGAACGACATCTTCTACCCGGCAGGAAGGCCGTTTTGTCGATGGCGTAGGCATCAACGTTGAGGTTGCTGACGACTCTGCAAATGACCGTGCAAACATCACGGTTAAGAACACTGGTGTCGTTAACGCCAATAACAACACCGTCAGTGGAACTGTTTACGAGTTCCTGTCAAGTGTCACAGTTGAAAGCAACGGATCAAAGACACTTGAGCTTCGTCCAATCAAACTTGGATCAAACAAGCTTAGTGCTACTTACAGCGACAGCAATCAATCACTGACTCTGGATGTTGCCGCAAGCAATATCAATATCAACGACCTGAACAGCAGCACACCGCTGGGAGTCAGTACTGGTGGTACAGGTGCGAACACTGCGGCCAATGCTCGTACCAACCTTGGCGCGGCTAAGTCAGGAGCCAACAGTGACATCAGTGCCCTGAGCGGTCTGACCACGGCGCTTTCAATCGCTCAAGGCGGTACTGGAGCGACAACAGCATCCGCAGCACTGGCCGCCTTGGTCGGTCTGAACAGCGTTGTTCACGTCGGTGCTTCTGGTCAAAGCCTCGTCCACAGCACTCAGACTTTGGTGTCTGGCGCTTATCGGGCTGAGTTGAGAGGTATCAAGCCAGCAACGGGCAACCAAATTACGGTTGCGATCGATGGCAGCGATGTGGCCGTGGGAGCCAATGCCAACAACATCCTTGATGCGATCACTGGCGCTCGAAACATCAACGGCGCTCGGATCACTGGTGCAGGTGCGCCGATTAACGGATCCGATCTCGCCACAAAGGATTTTGTCGAGAGTGTCGCCCAAGGCCTGGACGTTAAGGAGGCCGTCAAGGTCGCCACAACTGGTGGTTTGGCTGG